GACATAAAAAAGAAACGATAGTTGTTAAGAAAAATATATCTGATAAAGCAACCTCAGATTGGATATCACTCACACAATTAGAAATGCATAGACGTAATATTAAACAATTCTCGATATCCAGTTTGAGTAACCCTTATATTGAAATAGGCGATTGTGGCGTTGTAGCTGCCCCAGAGGTTGGCGCATTTAATGATACACGTTTATGGGTAACAGGCATTAGCACAGAAATAAGCAGAATAAGTTCAACTGATACTTTAACAGTTGTTGCCTTGCCTCCCATGCAGTCTTATATCAAGCCTCCAGTGCCGGCCACACAATTCCTTGCTAATAAAGCATATGGCTTTTCTATAACAAGGAAGGCAGTGAGTAGTAATTTAGAAGTTGTTCCAGAAACAGTATATGTGGATAGAACGCCCATTAAATTGTTGTATGCGGCTACGGCCATACAAGCATCAATTGATGTATATTGCGATGAAGAGTTTGTTATTTCAAGCGGGCAATTAATTCAAGTTGATACGGAATATATGCTTGTAGGAACGCCGACAATTGCATATGATGGTGGTAGCGGTAAGTGGCGTGGTAATCTAACAGTAACTCGCGCAAAGAACTACACGTTGGCCGCAGCGCATTTAATAGATGCCGTTGTAACTGCTAATGAAGTATGTTCTGCTTTCCAACCGCCCGATGAATATTTAACTTTTAACTTTGCATTAACCAGACAACAAAAAGTTCAGATCGTTGTGGGCGTATTACACCGAAAACATACTCTTGCTTATGTTATGGAAGAAAAAATATTAGATGCCGGCGTTTATAAAAGAGAGAATGGCATTCGCTGGGATGGCGGAATTAACTTCGCTAAGGTATGGCCAGAAAGCGTTAATAAAATCTATTTAATGCCGAATGATAGCTTCAATTATATGTATAACAGAATGTTTCATATTGGTGCTACGACAGGGTGGGAAGACGCTAAGTACAACTTTTACTGGTGGCAGTTTGACCAAGATATAAAAGCAGGATATCCCGATAGCGGTAACGTAGCAAACGCAACATCAGCGGGATGGATTAAGACAGCAACTCAATATGATGCTTCATTAATTATTAAACCCGTATTAAATGGCTTCTCTGGCAATGCAAGTATAATAGCGACAGAGCGTAAGACGATTGCTATTAAAACTAATTGTCATACATATAAACTTAAATGGAAAGCACCCATTCCTCCTACAAGCTTTTTATCTTCATATCAGCCAGTAAGCCTTCCTATACAGATTAAAACTGATGCCGGCGCGTATCAAGATATTAATGACGCTGTTTATTTTGACGCTTATGTATCAACGGCAGATGGCGGCAATGTTAACTTGATGAATACTACAACGACTAACACTGAAACTGCAAGGCGTTGGGTTGTGCCGATAGGATTAAATCAAATCATACAATGGGACTTTACTGATAGTCAAGGTAAGACTGTAACTGCCGGCTCATCTGCAACTGGCACTGGTTATAAAATGACGATATTAAATGTATTCGATATTTATGGCGAGGGCGTTGAGGTAATTGTAGACGGCGCTGCAACCAACTTGATTGATGGCTCAATGAAGCCGATTCAGATTGAATATGGCAATTTCTTCGCCAATAACCCGATGTGGACAATAAATAAATGGAGCATTGTAGGACAAGGCAAGGGAGAGCCAAACGATACATCGATAAGCGCCAACCAAAACATGCAGAATGGTCCTTGGTCTCCGTTTAGAAATGGTGGCACTACTATAACTAATATTACTAAAGTCAACTATATAGAGCAGCCCACTGGTGGTCAAACGGGTACAGATGGCTATATTCAATTTGCATTTTGGAAGAGTAATAAAGTAACAGCATGGGATAAAAACGATAAAAAACTTTCTGCGCCTGCGTTGCTCAAACATGCGTTAGAACAGACAATAAAGATATCAACAGAAGTGGATAATTATTATTTTAGAATGTTTACTTTATCAACGAAAGGAAGTATGGGAAAAGAAATATCTGGCGTAACTCTTAATCAGATATGGAATCCATACTTATTTATAGAATATCGTGATAATACGGAAACAAGAGAGTGCAAGATAAAGTATTTTAAACTAACAATAGACGAAACAAGAGACCTATGGAAGACTTGCTCGGTTGTTCTTAGCAGAACTGTTGATTTATCAGATGTTGACATTATACAGGCAGTTGGTGTAGAATTAAGGTGTTTAGATACAGAAGCTCCAAGCGCTTTGCTGGAATATGTAGCAATGCCGCCAGGCACCAATAACCCTGTTAAAGAATACCTTGGCATTGATAGCGTTGAGTTTGGCACTGGCGCAACGGTTCCTCCCACATATACTGATCCCGCTGGTAGTCCCAGAACGAGTGCAATATTTTATTTGAAAGATTGAGGTTAAGATGGAAACAAGAAATCTTTATACAAATCTACCTGAACAAATTAATAGACAGATAGAACAGAAAACACAAGTAAATGACGTTAACACTCAATCTGTTGCTACTACAATGCAGGATGGCATTGAGCCATTATATGTGTCTCAGCTTAATAATTCGTTTGATTCTAATATACCGCCCGCTATGCCTCAAATTCAATGGGTAACGAGATTTGAAGCCGGCAAGCCATTAGTTGAAATGACGATCATATTCTCAGGCAAAGATAAACTTGGCCATGATGTAACAGGCCAGGTTATCGCTGATATATATCGTGATAAAGACAATAGTGGCACATTTGAAGATGATGAACATATTGATAGCATTGACTTACAGATAACAAATAAATTTATTGATAGAGATGTTCCTAAAGATGAGGTCGTTCGCTATAAGATATTACTTAAGAATATGGCGAATAGACAGCAGACATGGAGCGATCCTATAATCGTTTCAACATCAGACAACGTAACACCATATACTCCTCCCGTTGGCGTTGATCCTATCACTGGTTTAGATGAAATCGTTGTCCTTACTTCTTCAATTGATACCGCCTCAAACGGAGACAATTGTAACGCTATACTAAAAATCAAACAACATGATGATGATGATTTTAGAATGTTTGAAATACAATATAAAGAGAAAAGTACAGTTATTTGGTCAAAACAACCTAATGTTTTGGCAGGAACTGCGCTAACCAGTGGATATTATTATATTCCGATGCTTAATTTAATACGAGGAACTTTTTATGAAGTCCAAGTCAGAGCACAAAGAAATTCAGGGAATGTGTCTGATTGGTCTACGTCAATACAGTTCATCGCTGGTGATTTTATAGCTCCAGAAAAACCAGAAAATTTCTATGCGGTTAATATAAGCGATTCAACTAATTATATGCTTCAATTAAACTGGAGCGTTCCGTTACGATATGGCAATAATGGATTAAAGGGATTTAAAATATATCGATCTGAATATAACAGTTCATCAGATCAATATGTTGATGGCACGAGAACTTTATTAACTGATTTAGACGCATCGGCTTCTCCAGATATGGTTTCATGGTCATATATTGACGGAACAGTGGCGAATAAATACTATGGCTACGAAATCTATGCCTATGATAATAGCACAGCAGAAAACTCATCGGCAGCCACTTGGACTTATCCGGTGCTGGCGGCATTAATTGTTGACAGTAGCGAAATTACACTAACTCAGACTGGAAGCAATTTCCCTGTTCAAGTTGATTGGACATACGCGGGTGGTTATCATGGAACATATTTGGCCTTTAGAGAAAACCATGGGGAAAAAAGGATATTATTCCAAAAAGATTTCGCTAATACAATAAAAACATATACTATCACATTACAAGATTTTAAAGAACAAGACGCAAAGGATTTTCTCAACATAGATGCTTGGGAGACAACACATAATTATTCTATTGAAATAGGGTCGGTTTACAATGCAACAAATGCTGGTGTTAGAAGAGCAAGGGTTGCAAGCGAAACCTTATTAATTAACCCTAAGCCAGCAGATGTACAAGGATTTACCACAACATATGACCCGATAAGGCATCAGATTGATTGCAAATGGACAAAAAATACAGATGCATTTTTAACAGGATACGAGATTAAAAAAATATCACAAGCGCAATATGATGCTTTGCTTTTAATCATAGGTAATACTCCGACAAACATCACAGATAGAAAGGCCATATGGGATAGCGCAGAAAGATTAAATGATACAATAAGGCTTAGCAAAGATGCTCAAAGTTATATTTGGCAGTTGCCATCTGATATTGACCCTAGCCCTGCGGCTCCCATTGCTTATTTCTTTTTAATAAGAGCCGTTGGTGACTTTTTTGTTGATTATAAATACGCATCAACTACTTTATCTAAAATAGTATACTCGCAAGAATCAGCGGTTGGGACTACATCAGTTCTGCAACAGCTTCCCGCGCCTACAGTAGTTGGTTCTCCAACTTATAGCTCTGCTAAGCTCGATGGCAAAGTGATGCGTCTTAATTGGACAATGAGTTATGGGACTGCTGATTTACAAAGACAATTTAAAGAATTTTGGTTGTTTATGTCTACTGATCCTGCCGACTTAGCCACAGTTAATATAGCATATCGCGCATGGGTGGGGCCGACAAATTCAGCGGTAATAGAAAAGGACGCAGCAGGGACTGTTTTAAATTATGCTACACAATATTATTTTATGGTTGTTGCTGTCGATTTCCATGATGTCCCTGGCGTTACCTCTCAAATATTTAGCAATGCCCCTGCGTCAACTTTGGCCATATTACCTCAAGCAAGTATTACTGGCGCAACCGTAATACGGTCTCTCCCTGCTGAACTTAATAGTTTTAGCGAAACCCCGATTAATGATAGTCAGTTAATAGATGTTTATAATACCAGATCAATGCAATTTACGATACAAAATGAATTTACTAAAGGCATATATGTGGACAGAATAAGATGGTATATCTCTACAAGCGGAGGGCCATATATTCTTGCTACCGAAACAAGATTCGATAAAGAAACAACAAACGTATCTATGCTCATCCCTGCTGGATTTAAACAAGCGTATTCTTTCCCATCTGATAAAGTGTTGTTTCAAGTCAAGGCTGTTCAGTATAGACCTGATGGAACAGAAGGAAGTCTTGTGGCAACTACGGCCTCTCGTTACTCTAAAATAGATACGGCAACTCCTAATCTTGATATACAAAAGATATGGTATAAAGAAGATAATACAATCGCCATAAATAAGAACGGTTATATCAACAAAAAGATATTAACTGATGGCATTGATATTTACTATAGAGCATATGAAAAAGATGCTAACTCTGGCATCAATAGAGTTGAATACAACTATAATAATGGAATAACTTGGACTGTTGCAACCGGATCGCCAATTAATATAACTAATTCTATGCTTGGCGCTGATACTGTTGACGGTATATATAAAGAATTTGAAGTTAAGATAAGAGCGTTTGATAATGCAGAAAATAGCATTGAACAAGTAGTTAGATTTAAGAAAGATACAGTTGGGCCGGCTACTTCTGATTTGCCTACAGGATTAACATGGGCATTTGGTAGAGATATAAAATTATCATGGATTAATCCGGCAAAAGTAAGCAGAAACCTATATGATGGCCTTAAGTTATTTATTGGCGCTACGTTAAATACTGCTAAAGAATATACCTTAGATTCTAATCCGTTTATATTTAAACCAACGGCTTCTCCTGTGCAGTTATACTTAGCCGCATATGATATAGCAGATAACTATACTTACTTAGATGAGACTGGCGCCGTTCAAGCAAGTCCATATTTAATAACGATAACTAACACCCCTCCTGCTGCTCCCGCTAATTTAAGACTTAATTCAATGGTAGGAGGAGCAGAAGCATTTTGGGATACGGTTACGCTTGATACAAGCACTCCTCCAAGAGCAGAAGAGGTAGAAAAATACTGGATTCAATATGCTATTGCCGAAACAGAACCGGCTGTTGGCAGCGGAGATTGGAAATTTCCAGGTTGGAGTAACCCAGATCCTAACAATCCTAAACTATATGAAACATTCACTACTAAAATAAATATATCACTATCGGCCACTGAAATGGATTTATTTACGGCTAATACTGCATTGAAACTATGGGTTCGCGTCGATGCAACAGATTATTGGGGGGCAAGAAGCGTTCCTTCTGTTGCTAATAATGTAGTGCCTAAAAATGTCACTGCCGTTGATATGGGCAACAATATATTTAAGTTTAAATTATCGTCTGATTTAACCTTAACGCCTTATGTTGGCGCAGTTCAAACTGGTTCAACTGAGCATATATTAGACGCTAATTATCTTGATAATGAGTTCGTCACATTTACGATTGCTTCAACTACAAATAATTATGTAAAGATAGATTTGAATAAGGTTGAGTGGATATCTGATATTAAACTTAAATTTAAACATACAACAAGTAATGTTAGATTTGTAATTAAACTCGAAGAAATAACAAGCACAGGAACTCAAGATATATGGCTACAGTGCCTTAATTCTGGCGATCATACATTCAATAATGCTGATGATATAGTCACATCAGCAACGAAACCAGATGCAGATAGATATTTTGAATATAGCACAACTGGTTCTGGTGTTGCTGATATGGCCCTGCTTCATTATGAAAACTTCTCTACTGGCAAAGCGATATTAGCAAAATCAGTTACTATATATTTTTATAGTCCTGATTCAACTGTGGTTAATTTGGTTGAATTTCAGCCTGTTATAACGAGCATTGCTAATATATTTTATGGCTCTGAAATTAATTTAGACTATATGTTGTCAATTAGAAGTAAAGCGGATGCTAGCAATTATGTTTATCTTGATAAATATGGTTTAACAATATATGGCGCATCTGTTCTCAAGGCTATTGTTGGAAAGTTCAATAATGGAACTTCTGATGTTTATGGAGCATGGTTTAGTGATAATTTATATATTGGCGGAGCTACACCCGCAAGTGCGCCCATACAAATCGTTGGGTCGGCCACATCTATAAGTCTTGGCGGACTGTACGCGGCAGCAGGGCAATCATATATCAGTGGTGCAAATGGAAGCTTTTCTACAAGTGGCGGATTGTCAACAAATTATTTATCGGGTACGGCTTCTGGCGCAACAATGGGAATTACTGACAGCCAAGTATCTGCTGGCTCTGGTGGTGCAGAAATAAAACAAAAAGTTTCTGTTGATACAACTAAGGGCTGGTCGCAATATAATAATTATTATATTCAGTTCGGCGTTGGGACAACTTATGGGGCAAGTGTTCGCGCTCAATTTGGCAGATTAGCGGCAGATGTATATGGTTCATGGATGACTGGCGGAGTATATATTGGTGGAGCAACATACGATGTATCGGAGGTAAGATTAACCGCATCTACTCTTGAAATGGGATATGTTTCTGCAAATGTATATAATATGACATTAACCAGCTCTTTATTGTCAATTGGAAGAACTGGCAGCTATTATAATACTAAAATAGAAAGCGGAGCAATATCACTTGGGCATTTATCAAGCGGAACTAATTATGCTCTAACAATGGATTATTCAGGTGCTGAAGCTGCTCGATACTTTAGTATTAAGGCAGCAGATTTAACAGAATATTTTAGAATTGCAAGATATCAAATAGATGGAGTTTATAACAATGGCGTATGGGCAAAAAAACTTTTACTTATGGACAGCTATAGCGGGGATATCACAAGCTATTCTGGCTATGATGGTGTTAATACAAGACTCTACATTGTAAACCCGCCAGCAGTAGGCAGTGCTGGGTGTGCGGCGGCGATATTTTCTTATTATGATATTGCGCTTGAATGTAGAACAACATATGCTACTGCCATATATGCAAATGCTGGTAGTTCTGGCCTAACAACTCACGGTATTCATGGCATATCATTTGGCGGCAATGGCTCAACATACCCTTACGAAGATTCTGCTGGCGTTAAAGGCGAAGGCGGCAGTACGAGTTCTGTTACTGGTGTTTATGGATATTCTTATGCTGGTTTTGGTGTTAGAGCTACATCTACGACTGGTTATGCGATGCGTATTGACCACTCACACACATCTAATTATACAAGTTATGGAACAGTTAAATTCGTTAATACTGTTGCATATAATGGGCAAAATGGAATTTATGGAGGAACTGCGCTTAGTTTTTGGCATGCATGCGCACCAAGCAACACAAGCACAGAAATTTCTAGGATTATTTCTGTTAACGAAAATTATTATAATCCGGCCTCTCCAAGCAATGTTAATTTTGGAAATATATGTTTTCAATTTAAATCATATAACTCAAGCGCATGGAACGACGTTTTAAAAATAGGATATTACACTGGCGTTAATATATATTCAAATTTATATGTCTCTTGGCAAGTCTCGTGCAGTCTCGTAAGTGTCACTAATAATTATACTATAGATGCAATAACAGGCTCATCATATTCATATGGAGTAAATGGCTATACATTTACCTCTACAGATGGCAACATGGCAGGAGTTTATGGGCATACTACATATGGCGTTGGCGCAGGAGTAAAGGGAGTAGGCAATAATGGAAGTTCTGTTGGTGGCTATTTTAGCAATGGCTCTACATATCAAGCATTAGAGACAAACGGAACAGTTAAAATGCTCAATTTATCGGCAGCAGGAACTGGAACTGTTTTAGTAATCGATGGCAGCGGTTGGGTAAAACCTCAGTCTTCTTCGATTAGATATAAAGATATATTGTCAAGCGTTGAAGATTATTCAATGGATAAATTTAATCAACTAGTTCCATATAAATTTAGATTTAAAGAATCTGGCGATCTTGATATAGGTTTTATATCAGAATGGATATTGCCTATATTCCCAGATCTTGTTAATTTTAATAAATATGGGCAGCCAGAATCTCTTAAATATGATCGTTTTTGTGTTTATAATATATTAGCAACACAAGAGCATGACAAAATAATTAAACAACAACAAAATGAAATCGATAATTTAAAACAAATACTAATAGAGTTAAAAAATAAAGTTGACACATTAACAAAAACAGAGTAAAATATGAGTAGTATAATAATATTATAAGGAGTATAACATGGATATTGTTACTTATAAATGCGATGAATGCAAATCGGTAAATCAAACAGAAGTATATCGCCAAAATCCTAAAAATTTTGATACTATTAGAGTTGAAATAGGCGGCAACAATGTTCCGTTGCCTATACCTATGCCCATGCAATTTGCCACTTTTAAGGTATGCAAAGAGTGCCAAGCAAAAGAAACCAACTTCAAAAAATCTTTAGAGGCATTAATAGCGCCGTTAAAGCAGAATCAGACGGATATGGCAGCAGAACAATCTGCAATAATTAATTCATAATTATAGGAGTGGTGATTTGAATGAACGGGAATAACATCGAGAAAGCCAAAGAAATAATCAAAGAGACAGCATCATTTATTAATGGCATTACTTTAGAAGAAAACAAAGCACCAGATAAAGGCGCTATTGTATTTAAATTTGATAATGGCAAAATGCTCTCTCCTGCGATCCTTGGCGCTGCTGATTTAATGAAAGCAAAACAAGCGCTTGATTTCGTTATTAAAGATATCGAAAGAGCGAGAGATTTTGAAGCATTGCCAGATGATGTAAAAACAAGTCTGACGCAAAAATAAGATGATTAAAAGGCGGTAAGAAAATGGCAGAACCTAATTTAATATCTGCGTTGTTTCCTGCTTCTATAGATACATTTCCGAAGCAGAATAACTCGTATAAATATGGCGGGTTAACGCTTGCCGCCGATATAACTATTGACGCAACATCTATCGGAATAGTCTTGCCAACGGGTAAGACTATTTCTGATGTTGAGTGTCCTTCATGGATGAGTATTGATGAAGAAATAATATGGGCCGAAAGTATTGCTGATGTTGGCGGTGTTATTACACTACAAAGTTGCATAAGAGGGCGTGGCGACTCAACGGCAATAGAACATTACGCCGGCGCGTATGTAAGACAGCCTTTCACATCAGGACATTATAAATTATTATGTAATTCTATTACTGCAATTGAAACAGCTTATCTTGGCATTAATCCCACACAAATACAAGTTCCTATTACATCAGACCCCTTCGCTTATACATATTCTGGCTTACTTGGAGCCGTATATACATTGGCATTATCAATTACAAATTCTGGTAGTGCGGATATTTTAAATCGTTCATATACGATTAGCCATTATTCAGGAAGATTGCCAAGTTATTATGAAGGCTTTACTTTTGAAACAAATCCTGATAGTATATCTACAACAGTTGATGGCTTTGTGGCTGGCGATAATGAGTTTAATATAAATGTAACTGGAGCCAATAGTGGCGTAATGTTAATAGAATTCAAGAGAGAAGGGGCGTCGCATTAATATGAAAAAGATATTATTTAGTTTGATTATAATTATTGCTTTACTTGGCAATATAAATATAGCAGAAGCACAGTATGCTCATCCAGGCACTGCGATTAAAACTACTAATGGCAATGTGCAAAGTGATATTAATGCATTATATTCTAATATCGGTTCAAACACCGTTGAGATAGGCTTAGTGACAGCAGAAATTGAATTAATACAGAACAATCTTGATACAATAGAATTGGCCTTAGATGATCTTATTCTTAACGATTCAACGCAAGAATTAGAGATAGCAAATATCACTTCTGAGATATTAGCGATACAGGGTAACTTAAGCACTCTTGAAGATTTAGTTAATGCTAATATGGCATGGACAACTAATGAGATTGCATTAATAACTGCTGAAATATTAGCGATTCAAAACAATCTTGGCACTTTAGAAGATCGTATTGTTAATAATCTCGATACGATTGAATTAGAATTAGCAGATATAACGGCTGAGATAAGTTTAATAAATGATAACCTTGACACAATATCTATTCTTACAGAGGCAAATAAGGCCAATTTAGACACACATGAAACGCTTATAAATCTCAAAGCAGATAGTGCAGAAATACATACTGATATAACTCAGGCGTATGTTAACGTAATGGAATTTGGCGCAGTTGGCGATGGCATAGTAAATGATGCTACTGCAATTAATAACGCTATCAATTCACTAACATCTGGCGGCGTTGTGTTATTCCCTGCTGGTTACTATAGAATAGCATCGCAGATAACACTTACAAGCAAACATGGTATAACTCTTCGTGGTGTTGGTCATGGCAAAAATACAACTTACTTAGGCACTAATATATATGCAACTGGCTTCAATGGCCATCACTTCAGATTTATAGACTGCGTTGGTATAAGCGTTGAAAACATGAACTTAACTGCCGAAGGGCAAGATTCTTCTTTTGGTGTTGGTGGTTTATATTTTAGCTTATCAAGCAATTCAAATAATCCATATCACTCCTTTAAAGATTTGTTCATAAGTGATATATCGAATGGTGGTATCGCAATAAGCACACCGATTATGAATAACTTTAAGAATGTAACAGTAAGGAAGTGCGTTGGTGATGCTTTTAACGTATGGAGCGGAACATCAACTTCATTCTTAAACTGCTATGCGAATAACGCGACTGAAACAGGCTTTATACTTACAACAATGACATATTGCACGCTGCAAGGCTGTGCTGCTGAAGGTGCTGGCGTAGGTTATTATTTTGATAATAGCAAATCAATATCAGTAATGGGCTGCGGCGCAGAAGCAATAGTAGACAGAGGCGGAGCCTATAATGGCTATGCTTATAGAAGTATCAATGGTTCAAATGCGATAACGCTTTATGATTGCTATGATAGAATATCAGAAACAGGGACATTTAGCGAAAGTGCTGGTGGTTTGCTCGATTATATAAATCATAAAACAGATAGTAATGCACAAATAACTAAAATACATTCTTTGCCAGCATCATCTTCTGTTTATACAGATACGAGTAGCATTGGCGCAACGACTGTTCAAACTGCCGTTGATACGATTGCAGTAATGTTATTAGCGCATGATATTGATTTAGACTCGATAGCAGTTGCTATCAATAATCTTGATTTGAGATTAGATAGTGCAGAGACTAAAATAAATAATATTGATTTAAGATTAGCAAGCGTTGAAGTAGTGTTTGAGGGAGGTTCCACCGGAGAAGTCATCACTAGGACCGATGATGGATATACTTGGGAAACACCTTCATCTGGTGTTACAGATCACTTATTATTAAGCAACATTGGCACAAATACTCATGCAACTATTGATCTATTCATAACAACAGCAGAGGCATTATTAAATCAGATTAATCCTGCTGCATTACCTGATGATAGCACAGCATGGGGATATAAAACAGCAACAGGTTATGGCTATTATCCATCAAGCTCAACTGGTGGTGCTACTGTTGAATGTGTTTTAAATCTTGAATATACTGCACGTTCTCAAGGTGATGCAGCAAGTGGATATTATCGAATATTCGATTATGATGTGACATCATCTGTTATTATAAGTGGCACTGTTGGAGTTACTCAGAATGGCTTATTTCAATATGAGACTACACATTATGCCATTAGTACATGGGATGATTCTGGTACAGATAAGTTAAGAATAACAATGACATACGATGTTGATGAAACAAGTGATGTACGAGTGTCATATTATGAAACATTGCCCTTGATGGCAGTGATACAATCAACTAATGTATTAACCACTGATGGATATTTACAGGATGATTTAGATGATAGATACACTAAGGCTGAAGCAAACGCGGTAACCTCGGAAGAAGTGCTGGTGCATAACGAAGATACGAACGCGCACCTTGCAAAATTCGCCGCCATACCATTAGCGACAGCGATCGAAGACACTGCGATATTTATCAGCTCAAATGTATTCGAATTCAGCGACGACTACGACACCACCGCCGTAGTGCTGTACCGCAACGGCATCATGCAGCCACGAAGGTTGTTTACCACCGCTGACGTGGCGAGTAAGACGCGAGTTACATTTATCAGTGCAGTAAACGACAGCGACGAAATCATTTTCATATCCAATAAATAGGAGGAAGTATAACATGAAAAAGGTATTATTCATAGCCGTTATCGGTATTTTGTTATTCTCTACGGTAGCATTCGCACAGAGTGGATTCGTAAGCCCGGACCAAGTGATGCCCAACGCGCCTCACATGGTCAATAATCAGTTGTTCAGGAATGTCCCGTTCATTGGAGCATCCCAAATGAATAGTTATATTGCCAACTCCAGTAACGGGTTTATTGGGATGGGCGATAATAACTATATAGCGTATGTTCATTCGGTTTTTAGTGTAAGAGGGTACAAACTGAGGGCATTCAAAATGGTAAACGGAAGAATAACCCAAAAAGGCCCGATTTTGCTTACCGAAGACTTGGACAACAAATACGAACCAGTAATGGTGTCGTTATCTGCTACGAATGCAGTTTTTTGCATCTCAAACTACAGTACCAGTTTGAGGTCCTACTGTGTTACTTTGAATCCCTCAACATTGACCTTGACAATGAGCGCGGCACACAATGACACTACCGCATCGTATATATGTGGTATTTTTTTAAATCTGATGAGGTATTCAGACACCCAAGCCATTCTGACCACCTTCGACGCAGGAGCAAATAAGACAACGATGAGATATATCAATACATCGGCAGGAAGTATAACAAGCGTGAGCGGGCACGTATCCGATTCTTTTTCCTATACTTCCTCGGCATTACATAGTGGAATGGTGACGGACAACCATTTTACATCGTTTACTGTGAATAATGGTAGTAATTATATTCAAACAGTTTATGCGAACGGAAGCGGATTCACCAGAAGTGCATTCTCGACTACTGCAATAAGCCCTGGCACAAACATGACTGGTATATTTTTTAGGGGCAAAGGAAGAGCGACAGCGATAGCAGGTGTCGCATTTGCCTATTCAAACAACACCCTTGATGTAGGTTCTACCAACCCTGTGCATTATGTGGTTTCGAACTCGACATCCTCTGCGTTGTACAATACCGATGCCGGGGACATTTACCAAAAAATTTCAATCGCAATAGACGACACTTACGCTGTTTTATTAGGAGTTCGAAGCAATTCCAATATGAATGTTCCGATACTTTTTTTGTTAGGATTCGATAATGAGCAGACCGTCACCACAGCGCAACAAATAAACGCAAATATTAGCATATGCGATATAAAGTATCTGGTCAATATGCCAATAGACCCTTATGTGACAGGAGGAACGTCACAAGCCAATAGGTCCTACACCCCATTCGTTAGCATTTATTTGCAGAGTTCGTCTAATTACAGTTTGTCTCCGGCAAATAAAAACTATTGGTATTACGATTCCAACGAAAAGATTTTGTATTTCGGAGCACCTTGGGGTTGGCAAGGCAATCAAGAGGGTTCTAAAGCAAACGCCTCCACATTTATGATAGTCCCAATCAAGATTGAAATAGACGAAGCGGGGGCAAGGTTTGGAACGCTTAACCTTAAATAAGGGGATGCGAAAAAACAAATGTAACCTTAGGATAAATGAGGAAGCATATTATTAAAATATAAAATAAAGAGCCTTTAAATAGTTTTAAATAGTTCTTTATTTTTATCAAAATTTATGATAATATAAATCCAAATGATTCAATCATTTCTTGCAGAGGTTTAGGGAAAATTCTCAAACTAATGCAAGTTTTTTTAAAATCACGTGAAAGGTTATAAATGGCAATAGTTTTTATGGAAAGAAACATTCAGATGAAATAAAATTAAAAATGTCGCAAATACATAAAAACATAAGCGAAGAAACAAGAAATAAAATGAGATTAGCACAGCGAAAAAGGCAAGAAAATAACAGAAGACTGATTAACGCTTTCTCCATTTGACATTCCATAAAATAAATGCTATTATAAATTCAGTATAAATATTAGGAGGGATCTACTATGAAAAAAATTATCACTTTATCAATCTTATTTACTTTAATCTTTATGGGCATTGCATTTGCAGCAACAGTTGTATCATCTGATGTAACATCAACAACTGCTACATGGACAGATACTTTACTTAAAGGTGCTATGTCAATTGCTTTATTAGCATTATCATGGCTTGCTAAAGCTATTATTCCTATCATATCACGTAAAGGTGATTCAATGTTTGATGCTTTATGGGCTTATTTAACTGAATTATCGAAGAAGATTACAAATGAGCGTATATCGAGTCGCATTAAAGATTTAATTGCTATTCTTAATAAAGGTACAGATGATTTATGTGCTATTGCTGGCAAAGCTAAAGTTGAGCGTAAATCTGATGGCTCTATTGTTATAACTAACTTAGCTGAACTTAAAGCAGAGGCATTAAATAATGTAACACCTCAGATAACTAATTCAACTAAAGACTTAGCGAAACAGATAGGCATTGATATTGAAGCTGAAATAGAAAATCAGATTAAACTTAAAGTCGCTAAGGTGGCACTTTGAACTATATAATCATTACTTAACAGTGGCTGCTAACGCTATCTTACGAGAAGCGTTAGCAATTGCTCGTAAGAAAGCTACCGTTGATGGCAAGGGCAATTATATAGCAACGCCATCTATAACAGTGTATAAGGCAGAAAATGCAACAGTTAAGGTTGGAAAGTTTTATCATAATGGCACCGGAGTTTATATAGGCGCTGAGGTAGAGATAGGAGATAGTGGAAGACAAACGGTTTTATATCCTATCGATACGAACGCTATACAAAAGCAAGGATTTACGTTTACGAGGAGTGATATATAATGAAAGCATGTTGGTGTGCGATGCCGGCAATAAACGGGAATAATGATTGTTGTAAACATTGTCCAAATAATGATGCGACAGACCATAAGTCACATTTTGTGTGGACAACAGTAGGTGATGAGACAATTACTCCTATTCCTTCTGATGTTTTTGATTGGTCAAAATATTATGGCAATTTAAAAATAAAACCGATGATAGATGTTGTTAAAGAAAATATTGAAGGACTAACTCTCAAAGAGATAAAAGAATTAATGGAATATATGAAGAAATTCGATGGGCTAAAATAAGGAGATAGAATGGTTAAGAAGATAATGCTATGGATAGTTAATACATTTTGGAACTTTATCTATCCTGAGTGGACAGACGCAGAAGTTAAAGCATTCTACGATAAGTTTAGCAACTACTTTGAATTAGCTTTATACCTTCAAACATATGGCTTTAAATATAAACCAGACGGAATGAATGTATTGCCTATTCATCGTTTAGATACATTCGCAAGGCCATCTCAAGTATTGGCCAGAAAAATGTATAATTGTAGCGATGCAATGCGGCTAATATCAGAATTTATTCGATACAAGAAATGCGCTGATAGTATTGAAGAGATATTCTTATATAACGGCGAGATCGGAAACTGGCATTACATTATGATAATATCTGATAGAGGCAAACAATATATACAATCAAATATTTTTGTAAATGCACTAACACCAGAGTCAATGGCAGAGTATAAGAATGATTACAAACATTGGGATGTTATTGACACATGGCAAAGATAAAGTTATAATAGGTGATATATTATGAAATGCCCACATTGCAATAACGATATAGTTATAGATACGATTACATTGAAAAAGGCGGTGACTCCTGTGTTAAAGATAGATGATAAACCTAAAGTGGAGTTAGTTATTAAATCAGACTTAGGCGATAGAGTTATAAAGGCGGGTAATGCTCGCACAAGAGGAACTAATCTTAATATAGATAAGATAGTATTCCATTCTCAGGGCGTTCCTGATAACTTTGGCGACGTTAAGGCATTATCAAGTATTCAAAATTGGTTTACATCATCGAGAGAGAGCGGCAAATCATCTGCTCATTATTTTGTTAATTTTAATGGCGATATTCACCAACTCGTTCCCGATGATGCAGTAGCATATCACGCTGGCACTAACGGCAATAAGAATAGCATAGGCGTTGAATTTGCGGGTAGCACGAATAGAGAGCATTTTACGCCAGAGCAAGAAGTATCAGGCAAGCTATTAGTGTTATATCTTAAATCAAAGCACCCTATTAAAATAATCAATACGCATACAGATTTTGGTAAGCCAGGATGCCCATTTATAGATGGCAGTAATAATCCATTTATAAAAGAAGTGAATAAATTACTGTGAGGCCATTATGAAGATACAAAAGTCAAACAACAATAAAGGACACGGTTATGGTATTGTTTTCCCAGATTGGCTTGCTTATCTGATCTTTATTGGTTTGATAACATTGCTTTCTGGATTTTCATTCGCAGTGATTGTTGCTATAAGATTAATAGGCATCCCATTAGAATATAATACATGGGCGCTTGTATTCGGATTAGATTGTTTTATCGTATTAACATTCATGGCATATGAGCGTTATGAATATTGGAAACGCATGGCAGAGTGGAAGAAAAGCAAAGAGGAGAATAACAATGAAAATACAAAATAGCAAATCCAACAAAGGACATGGTTATGCCGAATATTATATAGCGATGTCTTGGTGCGCTAAACTTAAATGGCCTTATTTAATATTAACATTTCCTGAAATGCTAATGGATAAAATAGGATTACCTCCTTTTATAGCAATGATGGTAGCTAAGATAATGCCATTCTTCGTTAATATAGAAACTAATGATTACGCTATGTTCTATTTTATGATAGCTCATATGATAGCATGGCTAATGATTTATGCTGGAATATATATTGGCTATAGAGTTATAAAAGGAAAAAGGAAAAATAAATGATTAAGTTAATTGAAATGATGATTAATATATTGTATCGAGATTATTTAAAGGATGTGTGCAATTATGATGAAGCCGTCTAAGGCAATAGTGTATTTGTTTATCATTGGTGTATTAATAACAGGGATATACACTGATGGATATGCACAGAATAAGATTAGTGATGGACAAGTTAGGGAAAGTTATGCTAAGAGTGCTGATGTTTACACCAAAGCAGAGGTTAATGCTACTGTTGAATCGGCTATTGCGGCGATACCGGCGGCGAGCGTAAATATAACTTTAGAAGCAACGGCGGCAGAAACTATTGTTATTGGCGATGTCGTATCGCTCCTGAATACAAATGATGTGATTACTGTTAAAAAGACAGATAATACTAATGTAGCTGGAATAGCACAAAATTCGTGCGATACAAGTGAGGCATGTATTGTATTATTAAAAGGAACTGATGCAAATCAGAGCGGATTGGTTACTGGCGCATTATATTATAGACAGGCAGATTACAGTATTGACACGGATGCCGTTTCAATTAATGGCTCATATATTTTTGTGGGTTACGCAAAATCCGCCACGGAAATCGTACTTGATTGATTGACAGATGTTATCTTTTGTGATATAATTGTTGGCAATAAAAGATAATGGAGGTCAAAAATGAACATCTGTGTCTCGTTTAGAAAAGATAGTGGGAAATGGAGAAGGATGGAAAGGGAAAATGGCAAATGGAGAACTAAAAACTACTTTTTGACAAAAGAAGATGCTCAAAATAATATTAATCCAATAGTTTCAAAAACAGAAAGGATGTGTTGGATTGATAATTCCATTTGTTATATTCCATTGGCTTCTGGCGAAATAGCACAATGCGACGAAGATAGATTTCAAGAGGTTGATAAACATTTCTGGTGTTTAACAAGAGGCGGTTATCCCCAAGCAAGAGTAAACAATAAATTAATTTCCTTACATCGCTTTTTGTATCCAGAAATAGAACGCCTTGACCATATAAATATGAACCCTCTTGATAATCGTTCTTGTAATCTTCGCCCATGTGATAGAAGCCAAAACGGTTCAAATAGAACAAAACAAAAGAACAACACCACGGGATTCAAGGGAGTGGTAAAACATAAACAAAATGGCAATTTTGTAGCACAAATATTTTGCAAACAGAAAAGAATACATATAGGTTGTTTTAGTACCGCCGAAGAAGCAGGGAAAGCCTACGACACTAAGGCCAAAGAGTTATTTGGCGAATATGCAAATCTTAATTTTAAAGAATAAAGGAAGGTAATTTATGAAACGAAGTGAATTTTACGCCACCATGTGCATTGTTATCATACTTTGCTCGATGTCAACGGTTTTTGCCGTTATAGTATAGGAGTTTATATGAAACGCATTATTTATAAAATTACAAATTTAATAAACAACAAAATATATATTGGCCAAACTAAAAATTTTGAGCAAAGAGTCAAAGCGCACTGCAAAGCTAATCGACAACGCCCAACATTAATATCAAAGACTATACAAAAATATGGCAAAGAGAATTTTGCTTTTGAAATACTCTATAAAGTTGATGAATCAGAAATAGACCAATTAGAAATTCAAACCATACAAAAATTTGATTGTATATGTCCGAAAGGATACAATTTAAGCCTTGGCGGCGACACGATAAGGCAACATAGTGAAGAAACGAAAGAGAAAATAAGAAAAACAAAAACGGGAAGAAAAAATTCAGAAGAATCGAAAAGAAAACTATCAGAAACGTGGAAAAAGCAAGGAGTTTGGAATAAGGGTCTTAAAATGTCCGAAGAATATATAAAAAAGAACTGTGGAAAAACTAAAGGAAAGGTTTCGCCGTTAAGAGGTCGTAAGATGTCAGATGAGCAAAGAAACAAAATGTCTGTAATACAAAAGCAATATTTCAAAGAGCATCCCGAAGCACTCATTAGATTATCTATGGCGTCTAAAGGCCGTCCCTCTCCCAAAAAAGGCATTCCTCTTTCTGATGAAACAAAAAAGAAGTTATCCATATCTAAAACTGGACAGAAACATACAGAGGAATCCAAAAAGAAAATGAGTTTATCTCATATGGGGCATCCAAGCTATACAAAAGGGAGAAAGAGTACGGAAGAGGAAAATAAAAAAAGATCTGAATCAATGAAAAGAGCATATCAGACACATCCCGAAATTAAAGAGAAAAAATCTCGGTCAATGAAACTGGCATACGCCAAAAATCCGCAACTATTGCAAAAACGTTCTGAACGGATGAAGGCTTTTTATGCCAGTATGACAGAACAACAAAAGCGAGATTTCTTTAAAAATAGGGTTAATAAAAATAAAAATAAAATTGGAGAGTGAGTTATGTTAAAGCGTTCGGAATTTTATACTTTTATGGTAATTCTTATGGTATTTTTGGGGTTTTCAGTAAGTCATGCCGTCTCGTACCAGCCGCAGATTATTCAGCCGACGAAGCCGTATCAAAAAAGTCACCAATATACGGCGGCCGATGCAAATTTTAACACCGTGTTAGATACAACTTCCGGGGCAGGCGTGGTAAATAAAGTAAATGTTTTTGCGGCAGCAAGCAATGATTTAATTGTTATAAAAATAACTGTTGACGGCGTTGCTTATGAAATAAAAGGGCCGACCACAAGTACCGTCGAAAATTCTGCGGCTGGTATATACGTTTTAAATGCGACTACAGCAGAACAAAATAAGGAAAGTCTATTATTTCACGGACCACTTTTTTTTAAAACCTCTATAAAAATAGAAGTAAGCGTAAATTCTTTTAACGCCAATATTCAAGCAAATGTTGACTACGCACTCGAATAATATAGGAGGCACTCATGGTAGCTATTTCTGAACTAAATTAATCATAGGAGCAACAATGATAAAATTACCAACATCGATTAAAATAGATAACATAACTTATACAGTTAAACTTGTTCCTGACCTTGTAGCAGATGATGACCCTAATGAATCACTGCTTGGCTGTGTTAGTTATTCCGATGCTGTTATTAAGATATCAAAACAGAGCAAAGACTCTGCTGTCAATAGTTTAGGACACGAAATATCGCATGCAATTTTTTTTGAAAGAAACATTGATGACTTAATCAAAGATAAAGATTCAGAAACTGTTGTTGATTGTGTTGCTAAGGCCTTTGTTCAGATAATAAGAGATAATCCAGAATTAAGAGATTTTATCAGAGATAAAAAGGGGAAAAAGAAGAAATGAAAATGCGTCAATTATTAGATAAATTCAAATATGAAACCTCTTCAATGAAATTTTGGAAGAATAAAAATAAACAAAAAAGCATAACAGAAGAAATTAAACGGCCAGAGCCTGATATAATATTAGTCGAATGCCTCCCGATGGAAGAGCCTAACAAAGACTCGTTATATCTGGAATTTATGCTGTGCATGTTTGCTATGGTAGTTATATTTTTGGTGATGTTATCTGTTGTTGATGATGTTAGAAATGACCATTTACAGAAATATCATTTAAATAACATACAAATAAAACAAACAAACATAGTTGACTCAATCACCAAATGATGTTATAATGAAATTGCAGTAGAATGGTTTCGCAGAATTTAAAGTAAAGGAATTAGTAATGGCTCCAGAACAATTTGCACCATTTATTGAATACGGCTCTAAGGCAGGAACAGCGATAAGTTTTGTATTTATCATGTATCTGCTTTATTCTGCATTTCAGGTATTCAAAATATTCATAGAAAAACACTTTGAACATGTTACTAAATTAGAACAGATTATTTCTGATAACGAAAAGAATAGCGACACCGCAATCCAGGCGCTTACTCAAACAATAAGTACATTAAATAGCACAATACAGTTGAATAATCAAAGTATGTTGCAAGCTTTATCAGAGTTTAAAACGATGAATACAGCAGTAGCGGAGATTAAACAAGCAACAAGTCGCTGTGGTTTAAAAGATTAATAATGGAGGCTGACATGACATCTGAAACAAAGAGATTAATACAAACATTAAACGATAATGCAGATCGTAACTTAGCAGAACAGCTTGTTAATATTGATTCATCGCGTAAGTATGTGTTATTTGCAGATGATAACCCTGCAGTATTATCTTTGATGTCTGTGTTTATGCAGAGTCATGGCTTAAATAACTTTATCTTATCAGAAAATATTAATAGCGCAATGTCAGTTATAACAAGGTTAAATGGAGGATTTCATCATATAGTTGGTATAGCAGTGTTAGATATTGACTTCGGTGTAATGGGCGGCAATATTAATGATTTAATTAAGATACTTATCAAGAAAGATGTTCCTGTAATCGTATACTCAGCGATGAAGCATTGGCAAAAATATATATTACCAGAGTTTATCGGACAAGTATCATTTATTCAAAAGGGAAGTAAGAACGAATTAATTGACATATACCAAAAGGTAGTAGAATCGATAGGACTATCAGCTAAATAAACCGTAAAGGGGCAAACGTATGACAGATGTAATTATTCCTAAATTCTTAAGCTGTCTTAAATGCGGAAGATCATTCGAACAACACAGATATTTTTTTGAAGATTATAAAGAGAGAATTTGCAGATATTGCAAGCAAGGATTAGAGCCAGACGATACCAGAGATTTTTACTTAAGCACAGACGCTGATATCGAAAAGAGAATAAAGAAGTTTGAAAAAGAACAGGAAGAGCAATCTCGCACTGTTGATGCGATAATAGAAACCAAAATAGAGCAGTCAAATGACATATTATCAAAAGCATTAGCAGAGAAGAAAAGCAAGAGGAAAACAAGCGCTATGGTGATTGATGATTGCCTGATTAAAGCAGCAGATGTAGAGGCTAAGATTAAATTAAAAAAGGGGCGCAAAAGAATATGATTTTGCTTAAAGAGAACATATTAAAGCTAAAAACGAATGAATGCTATATATTTCCATGTTACGACTGGCACGTAGGGGAACACGCTTGCGACGTTAACTTTATAAAGCGATACATCAAAAAAGTATTAGCAACAAAAAATGCTTATGTGATCCTTGGCGGTGATTTGCTTGATACAACGATTTATGGTTCTGTCGGAAATGTCCATGAGCAAAAGCATTATATGAATGAACAGAAAGAAATCGTATTAGATCTATTAACACCGATTAAAGATAAAATTATTGGCGCAGTTCAAGGAAATCACTGCGCAAGGATGCCAAAATTTACTACGTTTGATATAATGAGAGATATTTGTAGAGAACTTGACATAGATTATTGGGGGGAAGAGAAACAATTTGCTGTTCAATTGGCTAAATCATCATTAATCCGATTCTTTATTCACCATGGCGTGGGTGCTGGCGCAACTGACGGTGGCGCTGCGAATGCAATGGTGAAATTGCATTGGTCGGCGCCTTTTTCGGACGCAATTTTAAGCGGGCATACGCATAAATTGATATCATTCCCCAAAGAGTTGTGGTATTTAAATAGCAACGGCAAAGAAACGCGAAAGAATCAATGGTTTATTTGCTGTGGAACGGCCCTTGGACGGGCTAAATATGCTCAATCAAAGGCATATCCTCCCGCGCCAATCGGCCATCAGATTATAAAAATTAAGAGAAGCAATGGTAATAAAAACAACATAGGATATGAAATAACAACTGAATTGTTTATGTAGTTAGTTTAACTGAATTATCTTTTCATTTTGATTACAGACATCATACCATTTTATCTCAAGTTTAAGGGATTGTGGCTCTCTTTCCCTATCCCAATCGTATATACGAATAGTTTTGTTATTAATAGAAGGTTTAACCTCTAGTGCAACTATTCCTTTGCCTAAAGCGTGAATTAACCCCTTAGGAATTAAATAAGTATCTCCAACTTTAGGAAAGATAATATTACAAAATGGCACAATAGTCTTATTTTGATGAGCATAAAAGTCATTAGTCGTTCGGGTATATTCTTCTTTTAATCCACCTATTATAAATGCTCCAGGTTCTATATCTAATATCTTCCATATCTCCCAACTGTCCGGATGACTCTGTATTGATAAAGGGCCATCTTTGCTATCTAATATTTTGATTTCTATATTAGATTCTCCTGTTAATTTGAGAATCATCTCATTACCCCAAATAGTATCATTGTGCTCTGTTGATTTAGTTCCAAGACAATCTATTTTTTGTCTGATATCCATTATATTTACTCCTTTTTATGCTCTTTTAAATTATTTAAAATATCTTCATCTGTCTCCCAATCTTGAATATAAAATAAAATATCTCCTTTTGGGTCACATATTATAAGCTCTTCTCTGTCACATTTATATCCATTGCCATCGTCATCATACTCTGAGTTTTCAGCAAGATTAAGATATATGTTAGATTCTTCAGATAAATTATTGAAGTAAGCTAGCACCTTCATCAATGTACTTATTTTCACTTTCAATCTCTCCCTTCATTCCATTGTTTATTAACGCTTGTGTTATCTGTTCAATTAGCTTATGATTGAGCGCCCAATCCATAGGATGAGATTTGCAACGCAGTGCGAAGAAAACTATATAAGCGCTTTCATCCATATTATTAATCATATCTCCATACTTAACTACTCCATCTTTAGCAAAAATACTTGGGTCATAGAACAGTTTATCAGGCATTGCGACTTCTGATATCCATCCACACTCGCACCATATAGTGACTTTGTCAAAGCAAACGTTCTTCGTGATGTTTTCTTTTTTTATTGTTTTGTATATCTCTTTATTCTTATAACTTAACCGCCCGCCGCAGACCAGACAATGTGGAAGCTCTTTGTTAATCGCTTGAAACAACTGCAAGATATGATCTGATGTCATGCGTACTGCACCTTCTCTAATGTCATTTTGGCCATTAATGCTTCTTCAAAATCTCTGCCATTTTCAAATTCAAGGCCACAGCCGAAACATCTGCCCAAACCAGATGATATATAAACTGTAAATGATGGTTGTGTTTCTCCATGAAATGGGCAGCAACACCTTAAATACTTGCCACTGATTACTTGTAAATCTAAATGTTTTTCATATATTGCTATTGAGTCCTGTGCGTTCATATCGTTATATGTGATCGGTTTAAATTGCTCATCAGCTTCCATTTTATTATAATCCTCTGTTTCATGAAATGACTTTGTACTTTGCGTTAGTATGTTTGCGATAATATCTTTAAATCCAGTCTTCATTTCAAGATATAGTTGATTGATATCTGTTTTATCGATGCCATTGTTCGGAAGATTAGCTATGCGAACATCCATATGCCCCTTTCTGCATAACTGATATGCTGTATTCATAGCGCCCTTAAGCCCTGCGCCATTTGGGTCAACATCAAACATGATATAAACCCTTTTGATTTTAAGCAGTTTATCCATTAGTGATTTCTTCTTACGATTACAGCCAGCCAAACCAATGGCAGGGAATTTATTCTGTATCAGCGTATAGCAATCGATGAACCCTTCGGTAAGGATAACATAGGGTATTTTCTTATACAGTATATCCTCGTTTATAAGGGCATCATTAGGCCCAGGTATGTTGAGATACTTCCTTGATGACTTATTGCCTAAATCTCGCCCAGAAATGAATACTACGTTCGGGCCAGACTTGGTTGGAAAGACGATTCTATTCTTAAAGAAATCTTGGTCTTCCCATTCATTGTCATATGCTTTGCGTAATAGGCCGGCGCCGAACATAGTTTCTTCTGAAACGTCTTGAGAGATAAGATGTTGTTTAAGCCCTCCAGATTTGGGGGCATAGCCTATATCAAAAAAGTCTATTATTTCTTTACTGAGACCCCTATTAAGGAGATACTGTTGCGCGATCTTGTTTTCTTGCAGTTGTTTTTTATAAAAGCGAATTGCCTCATTTTTTGCGTTTTGCATGCTTGCTGCTCCTTGCAAAGTTTCTCAAATTCAAATAATAAGATTGAAATACATTTTCTCGTGTATTCATTTAATCCGTTATGTTTATTCCCTAAGTCCTGAAAACATGCTCCTGCTGAATTAAGGCTCTTGGTTATATCTTTATTTATATCTTCCTGGACTTCCATCCATTTTTTAAGTTCGGCAACATTTATTTCATTATTGATGATAGGTTTATTATAAATTACATCATGAAAAAAATGCAAGGTTGCTAATATCAAAACTACTACGATTATGAACTCCATCATTCAGCGTGCTCCTTCGTTCTTGGCTTAAAACAATAACAATAAATATCATATGTTTTGTATTTTTCTTTTGTTATGACAAATTCACTATCGAGTAAGTTAAGTAAATCATTTTCCAATGGGCTATATGGCAAGGTTAAAGCCATATCAGACGAGTTGATTGCTATTGTTCTTTTATTTTCTGACACACTGGCCGGCGAGAATCTATACGATACTACTTTTCCTTTAAATCTATCGATATAGACTTCATCGCTTGCTTCATTATCATGCTTCTTCTGATACGTGCCAACAACTAATATGCGACCACCCTTTGTAAGCATTGATTTCATCTTCTTCCATTTAAGTAACTGTTCGGAAAAACTTAACTGTTGATATTCATAAGAGCCATAAAATAAGATGATATCGTATTTCATTAGCGGATGCATCGGACCGTTAAATGCAGCCTTCATCTTCCCGAATGGGTTACTAAAGAATAATTGATGCCGGCTTAATCCTGTTAAAGCGCCAACATTATCATCGATGTTATTCATTGCTAAGATATTCGGATTTTGATACTCTGATATAATTGGCCTAACTAATTTATCATATACTTGCAAACTCAGATCATAGTTAAGATTTAACTTATTTTGAGTGCTATTCAAAACATATTCGTTATCACCAAGCGGAGCATTCATCATTGCCATTTCTTTAATAGCATATCTTAGTGTTTCTGGTGATGTTGCTATTAAATAATAACCATGGCCCTCTTCATAGATAAGACCCCAATTGCTATCAACAATTCCATTCTTTATAGGTTCTACCTTGCGTATCTGGTCGTTCCATAGTTCTTTGTTCGGTAGATATCCGAAAGGGCAAGGCGATACAGTATAGCGCGTTAGCATGTAGTTGTATGAAGCATTCCAGTGAACACAGCAACTCATCTTGCCGTAGATTGATTTAAGCGCCACTGCCATTTTAAAGAAGTCCATTGAAATATCATAAGCTGATTTAGTTCTGCCTGTTTCGGTCCCAATGTATGCCTCATATATCATGGCAAATGTTTTATTATCTTTCATTTCGGACATCATGTATGCTAATTTATTACGATCATAAACCAACAGCGACATATTAAGATTAAAATTATCGATAACATTTTGATATGAATTATAAACATCAACTAATTCATCTTCTGGAAACTTTTTAGGCTGATATAACTCGACCTCACATTCGATTGCTGTTGTTATTTTAGATATATAGTCAATAGCATTTTCAATGCCATATATTGAATGAGTGCTGAAATGGTTATCAGTTACATAGAATTGCTCTGAATCCTGTATAAATCTAAATATAGACATACGAGCATAGAATATATCAATTGAATCGGCATTAGCAGCTATTATGTTTTTATATGTCCAATCCGACTCGCCTTCGTTAGATAAGATATCTGTGTTAAACATAACAAACTTCTTAAGGCTTAATCCGGCAAGTGATGGAGGAATACAGCCATCTGATAATGCTATAATTGTGGCATATTTGCCATAATTAGATTTAACCCAATTCTGCACCACATCCTGATCTTCTGATACTAATTTGTACTGAGCGCCTTTCTCTTTAAATGCATCATTGAAACATCCAGGCGAAGAGACAATATGAATGACCTCCTTAGGATATTTATTTATTATTGCTTCTGTTAATTTCTTATCCTCAATGTCTATTAAATGAGAATATTTATGAGGAGTATGGGCTATATAACCGCCGATTATTAAAATCATTTATTCTCCTTCGTCCGTCTGTTCGCATTTCTCAACAACAGGATTCGATTTATATTCTATAGTAAACTGGTTTTCACAAGAATAGCAGACTTGTAAACAAAAACATGACTTATCATCATTTTCAATTAATTCTGCGTTATGGTTCGGGACTTTACTTTTACAATAAGGGCATTTAATCATAACTTGCACCATCGCTTCATAAAATCATTCCATTTTCTTCTAATGAATCTTCATAATCAAGGCCATAGCCCGTCCAATACAAGCAATATTTACAAGGTCGAGAACATCTATTATAAGGGCCACAACTACAATAAACCAAACAACTATTCTCGCATCCAGAACATTCTTTTTTCTCACATTTATCGCACCGTGATGTTAGTTTCTTACATCCATCGGGAGCTGGGTCTGCTTTCTCTATGTATTCTTTTATTAACTTCCAATGTATTTTCATATTACCACCATGCCTCTTGCCCTATCGTCATTGCGCTAGGTATTATTTTTTCTGCTACTTTATCTCCAACTATCTCTTTTACTTTATGCTGATTTTTAATCAGATCGTTAATGCTACGAATGCCATTATCCCATAGCATTTTTGACCTTGCGCCACCAATGCCTTCTACTTTACACAGTTCTAATCTTTCGGGCGGGACTCCATATTTCAAACGAGTTGCCATCATTGACCAGAAATCGACCTGTTGCCATTTCTTAGTTCTAACATCAAGCAATGATAGTGCGCTGATTATTCTTTCGCTGTCCATTTTAATCTGTTCAATTGTATTATGAAAGAATTTAACTTTAGATTCCTGCGCTATTGCTGATTGATACGCATCGCTGTTAAGTATGAGATAATATCCTAACGCTATTTTATCACTACCTTTTTTAAGAGGAACATTGAAGAACTCATATGCCATTGATATTTCTTCCTGAGATATCCATGCCTTTTGTTTAACTTCCCATGTAGGGATATGTGATAAAGCCTGGGAGAACAATAAATCCTGCTGATGTAATGTTAGGTTATTTTCTTCTTTAACTTTATAGAATATATCGAAATTTTTCTTCCATGCTAACATATCTTCGGGCAGTAAAAAAAATTGCGTAGTTACTATGCCAGTTTGGGTTACAGTATATGTTTCACCGTCAACATCAAGAATAATACAACCGCATTTCAGTAATCTGTTGAAAACTTCTTTGGCTTCATAATATTCCATTTTTCTTGTTTGATGGCATGCTAATGTCTTATCATACCATGTAATTAAATCTTCAGGCGTTTTTATTTTCTTATTATAGATTTCTGCTAACACATGAAATGCTAATATATCGGCATCTTGGAGTTGTGATATTACTGGCTCACCCTTTTGAATACGCTCAAAGTCTCTTTTAAAGTTCTTTCCGTCTTTAATCAAAATATAAGCATCGCCAACTTTATCATATTTAGGGCGACCAGCCCTACCTATTTCTTGAATTAAATCTGTAGTTGACACAATACAGTTTGGTCCATGGTTCATATCTGATATTATAGTGTTGCGGCTAGGCATATTTATTCCGCTAGCTAAACTTGTAGTGGAAACCATATGTCTAAATTCCTTGGCGCAGAATGAATTATATAGATTAACCCTCTCTTCCATACTCAAATCTGCTTTGAAAAATTTACTATCGATTCCACTTTCAATACAGGACTTCATCACGTGAGCGCCATATTTTTTTGCACCGACAAATGTTAAAAATATTTCATCTGGTTTGCTATTAACTAAATATTTTGTTAATTCAACTTTGGCCTCTTTTTCCGATGTTAAGGGCGAAAACTTAATGTAATGACGAGTAATCGTGCATGGACGATATTTGCTTTCAAAAATTAATGTTTCCTTTTTTGTTATATTTGTAATCCATTTCTGTAGGTCAACAATATTTGGAGCTGTTGCGCTAAACATATAGATATTGGCATCGGGACATAGCTCTGTACTTAATATTAACGCAACCTCAATGCAGTGCCCCCTTGATGTTCCTAAAATATGGCTTTCATCTATTATTATTGCACCTATATTAAATAGCCATTCATATTCTGGCTTATCCCTTCTTGCCATGCGAGCAACACTATTAAGCATTTCATTGGTTATAATTATTATATCGCATGTATTAAGATTTGCCATTGTTGAAGCTGTCTTACTATAGTCGCCAGTTAAGATGCCAACTTTATATTGAGCGAAATCATGCTCTAAGTCGTTCCAATCTTGTGATTTTTCCTGGGAAAGAGATTTTTGTGGCGATATATAAATCGCCTTTTTGCCTTTAGAGATTGCATAAGCGGCACACGCTTCTATTACCACAGTTTTGCCACTAGCCGTTGGACTTGATACAACGATATTTTTGTCTTCTACTATATGAGGAATGACCATACTTTGCATAGGATTAAAAAACTCATATGGAAATTTCATATATGGAAAGGAACTTGTTGGAATTTTTTCTCCATCAGTAACGGTTTCCTCTGTTTTAGAGTATATAAACGCTTCACTCTGGTCTAATCCCTCTATTGGCTGCCAAATGATTGATTCTTTTTTTATTTTCTTAACCATATTCGCTCCTATTCTACTTTGTCTTCTGGAAAATTTAAATATGCAAATTCGCCGAAATATTTTCTTGCATATGAATCGTATGCCCTTGCTGCCTGTTCTGGTGTATCAAATGTTCCTATTGTTATTCTTTTGCGTTTGATCTCAATACATGCTTGATATTTTTTTAATCTCTTCGCTACTCCCTTGTATCCTACTTTATTTCTTGCGTTAACGCCCTGATTCCAAGCATTGCCAAATTCTCCGGCTTCTCTGATATTGGACCTTCTATTATCGAAGATATTCCTATTAATATGGTCTGCGTGTTTAATTTCTGGGAAAAGATATTTATGAATTGAAACAGACTTTCCTTTTATACAAGCCATTGGATAGGCCCATTTAAAATTTTTATTTTTCTCGTTTTTGCCTCTATTCCATGAGTATTTTCTTACTTTTTCAAAATCAGAAGCATCGCATATTATTTTATCGCCATAAGAAGTATATGTAATGCAAATATCTCCATCGACATAACACTCTCGTCTCTTATCTCGAACATTTATACTGCGATAATCTAATTTATTTTTATTAATGTGTACAGCCATATTTATTTCGGGAAAAAGCATTTTAACCAAATATATTGTTTTATTATTTATGTTGGCCGCCACGGATGTTCCCCTTGTTCTATACCAAAAATGGCTTTTAATTAAATCAAATTTATCTATATCACAAATGGCTTCATTTCCAGATGATATAGGGATAAAGCATAAATTATCTTTAATATATGGATAATTCCTTTTTTGCTTCATGTTAGACTCTCGACAGTCAAATTGATTGCCATTTATATATAAATAGTCCCAATTTGGACGGCCAAGCATTTGCGACAGACTGACTTCTATATCATTAATAGACGTATACGGAATATGCTTGTTTAGGTGCCATAAGTGTCTTGATGCCATATTATAATCTTTTGCATCGCATAGCGCCATTCTTCCACTTGCCATTGGGATATAACAAATCTCTCCTATTATATAAGGTTTTCTTTTTGCTATCTCTTCTTTACTTATTGACATTCGTTTTGCTCCTTATAAATACCTATATCTTGTTAATCAATTCAACCATTCCTATATTAGTTATCTGACTTATTATCTTGGCTGCATCCATATAAAGAAATGATTTATCGTTTGAGTTATCTACAATCATGTAGTATGGATAGTTATCAATTCTTACATCTCTTTCTGATACATCATTCTCAAGTAATTTCCAGTTGGCATATCTTTTGAGATCGTGACCCAGGCGCTTAAGCATTGATACATCGTTTGCATATATATAAATGGGCCATGCTTTATCTATCTTCTCATCACGCTGTAATAATTCAGCGCCATACATTTCATTGTTATATCTGCAATCATTTATAATTCCTATACTGTATTCAGATGTCTGTTCTTTATGCCACTTCTGTATGTTTTCCCAATTCTTTTTAAACCAATATAAATTATCTTCTTCTCTTCTTTTATTGCCTATCTTGATTAATAAATGCCTATTTAAATCTTTATAAACATAGTCAGTGCATAATTTATCATAATCAAGATTATAAACCTCTGCTGCTTCTTTACGAACCGCATCAGCGAAAGGGCATAACTTTGTGCTGATGTTAAAGTTTTTACACATATCCATGATATGCCATGCGAATGTATCTTTGCCAACGCCATTGCGCCCTCTGATAACTATTAAGTGAAGTTCTCCCATATGTTATCTCCTCCATAAATCTATAATACCATAATTTAAATAGAATGTCAAGAACATTCTTAAATATTAGATAATTCTTTTACTTCCTTCTGCCATCGTATATCTGGGAAGTTTTTAAGTATGAAGCCATAATCATTAGAATCTAGACCAGACCACATTGTTGTTCTGAACTGATATGGTATATTGCTTGTTCTTATCATAAAGGCGCTCTCATATAGCAATGATTTATCACCATGATAGCCAAACTTCTCATAACTATCGAAATGGCCTTTAACGTCCATTGCAATCATATCAACAAGTTTATCTTTAATGATAGGCTTTAATACTTCTGGCATTGTTCCATTTGTGTCTAATTTAATTTTCTTTTTGGCGCATGATCGTAAGTGCTTAAGCATTAAGACTATATCCTTGCCATAGAGTGTAGGTTCACCGCCTGTTATTACTAATCCAGTTGATGGACTACATATCATATCATTAAGGATATCATTAAACTGCTCTTCGTTCTTTGATTCAAGGAAGTTCATGTTTTTGGCGTTATGGCAGTAATCGCAAGACAGATTACAATATTTAAGAAACAATACGCCAGCCACTTCGCCAGGATAATCGACCAATGATGACCTATGATAACCAAATGCCTTTATATTGCGTTTAAAATCACGATTGTGTTCCATCTTTTCTCCCTTTTTTCTGCTTATATTTTAAATTTTCTTTTTCTAATATTTTGGCAGCCTGTAATATTTGATTTAACTTTTCTAAATCTTCTGCATCATTATATTTAATATTAAAATAAATTAAATTATTATGTATTAATTCCAGATGCTTGCTCATATTCTCTCCTTAAAGAAAGGGGCCGAAGCCCCTTACTAATTATTTATGCCCACCCGTACTATTTATGTTTACATCAATATTAAATTCATTTTTTAATATTTTTTGAGCTATACGCTTCTCTTGTTTTGATAAATAAGTACATGAATTTAAACTCGATAATAATATATTTTTAAAGTAAGGCATATCTTCTTTGGATATTTGATAATTATTATCGTTGTTTCCTTGCATAACAAACTCCTTTACTTATTATCCTTAAGCCATTTTAAATATGAACCTTTGCCAGATATCTTTGATATGACCTTATCGCCTTTTACTTTAGCAAGGCATGGAAGCTCAACAACGTCGTAATAGCATCCCAAAGCTAATCCTTCTGATGTTTGAGTATCAATGACATCTAACTGTATTTGTTTTTCTGCTAAGATGTGCTTTAAATCATCGCACTTAGTACAATTAGGCTTTGAAAAGAATAATATCTTTTCAATGTTATCTGCTGATTTAGAATTATAAATAGGCATATCAAAATTAACTCTTGTCCGATCTTTAAGCTCTGCTAATTTGCCTTTAGTCCAATTCTTAATGGCGCTGAAATATCCTGTAATTCTTGTGGACTGATAAGTATTTTCAGAACCACATAATTTGCATTTGTTGTCTAATCCCTTATACATCTTATGACAGTCTCTGCATATGGTCATATCAGGACTATCAGCAGTTTGAACTGCCTGTGTATTCTTTAATACGCTTTCGTAGAGCTTCCTAAGTGCTTTGGGATCTGGTTCTGATTCGCCATGCCATAGATGTATAATAGAGCCAGCCTTTATCATTGGAGCAAACTTTGATTGTTTTTCTATTCTTGTAAGTATATCAACGTGAGCATCGTATGCTAAATGTACTGAATTTGTATAATATACATAGCCAGTTCTTATATCTCCATTAACAAACTGTATTGCCTCTGGAAAGAATTTCAAGTCAAGTAGTGCAAATCTATTAGCAGTGCCTTCTGCTGGTGTTTCTTCAAGTATGCATTCGATACCATATTTACTCGCATATCTATTCATCGATTGGCTCATATATGCCATAATATTAAGACCAATCTTTAAAGCAGACTCTGACTCATGTAATTCCTCGCCACATATTACTTTGACGCATTCATTAAGGCCACACATGCCAAGTAAAAACTTCGCCTGTTCTCTCCTAAGATATGGCGTGCCATCCATGCCTTTCGCTAAAAAAGATAAACATCCATTATCACCTAAATCCAATAATTTACAAATATAGTTATACTTATTTACATGCCCTTTCATCGCTATATCAACAAGTCTATCTATTTCTTTATAAATTCCAGATATTGTTTTGCTCTTATATGCTATTCTAGGGAGATTAATTGTTATATTTTGCCATGCGCTGAACCTTGTATCTTCGGGTCTATTAGACACTTCCTCGATATCTTTCTCTGATAGTTCTAAACTGAGCCGGCAGCACTGTGCAACTTTAACGCTTGTACCACGGTCATATAGAATATAAATGCTTCCGCGTTTTGAATTTATATCGCATGCTATGTCTATAAGTTCATCGTCTTGTGCGAAGTCATTCTCATTGACATGAAGTAATATTTTAGGAAATGCGAAATTGGCCTGGTTAGCATCGCCTTCTGAAATAACACTAAATATTGCCTTTAAAAAATCTCTAGCAATTGATTCATATTCTTTATAAGTCTTGCCATTATATTCTCCACCTAATCCTATTACTTTAGTGTCTTTAAGATATTCTGGCACTCTTAAATCCATGTTAAGGTCTACAAACGCTGTTTGGCCACCACGACTTCCTGCAAGCTGTGCGAATGAATATATAAGGTGTTGTGCTACTTGTTTGATTTCTTTATATGATTTGTTTTCCAGAAATGGAGCGAAAAATGTATTAACGGTAGACCAGCCGATAGCGCCAGCGAAGTAACACTGTAAATAATTTGCAAAACATGTCATATGATTGACAAGCGTAAGCGCATGCTTCGCAGGAGCAGATTGGGCGAGTATGTTGGGCAACTTTAATCCATGTTTCTTTATATACTCTAAACTATTGCCACTACAGTAACTTCTGCATACAAAATCTAAATCATGCATGTGCAGCTCGCCTCTTAAGTGTGCCTCTGATACTTCCTTGTCAAAAACCTCGCGGAGTGCATATTGTTTTAATATCTGACCGGCAAGCGTTAAGTTAATCGACTCTGGAGAATGGCCAGTGTTTGAATTTTCAGTATTATGCTCTTCGATGAGCTGTTTTACATCATAGACAGGAATACCAAGGCTTGAGTATTTAAGCCAATGTTCGTACCCATGTTCGCCAAGTATCTGATTAACTAAACTACGAATATAGGCTGATGAGACTTGTTTGAAATTACTCTTCAATAAGTTTTCTTCAACGCGATTAGCAATCGCTAAAGCGTTTTCAGCATCTACATTGCACTCTTTGGTAAGCGAGTTAATAATGATTTGTTTGTCGAATATGTCATACTGTTGCTCTGTATTTGATTCGATAAGCATTTGTATGTCGGTAGATGACTTTTTGGTCTTTCTGGTTCGCTTTACTTTAATTTCTGGATTAGTCATTTCATTCCCTCTTTCGTATGAAAAAGCGACTGATATTTCACAGCCGCTTTTCCAGTTATTAATCTAAAACCAATTGCCTAAAGTTGAATTATATTAACCATGTCAGGTTGAAAGAGTGAAGAATGAAGGCTATGTCCGACAATAATTGCCTGTATTTTGGAGTAGGATAATTTCTCTACTAAATCCATTATGTACTTCGCCTCCATCACTTCTACATCGTCAACCATTATGATATTATACCCTGAAATCTTTGCTATTGCAACCTGAATTGCAACGGAAGCTATTATTTTTTCTGATGAACTCAGCATTTTAACTGTCTTTGAATTAACAAGAATGCCAAACTCTGTTACTCCATGGTTCTTTTCAAAAACAAACCCAAATTCTTTTGCCTGTTCATTAACTGCTTCGAAGAATGAATCAATATTAGAGCCAACAGATGAGGCAACGATCCCATTGGTTCCTTTGCCCGTTATCTCTAAATATCTTTCTAAATCATCAATTCGTTTTGTAACCCTAACTTCTTCTTGTTCCAACTTCTGTATCTCATTGTCGAGTTGTTCCATTTTGGCGAAGTTAATTAGAATAAGATCGAGCTTATCTATATCTGCTTTGAGTTTTAAATTATTTTCTGCTGCTAATTCGTTCTGTTTAGTATTCATTGCAACGGCAGCATCAAGCTCTTTCTGTGCGTTGCTGACGGCAAATGTTGCCTGTCTTATTCTTTCCTGCTGCTCGGCTTTGAATTTATCTTCTGCTTCTTTATCTAAGGCGATCAGCGCCTGGATTTCATCTTTTAATTTAGCGTTCTCAGCAACTAATGATGCTATATAAGCGTTTATCGCTCCGGCAGATGAGCAAGGTATATTTTCTGATAGTGGACATTTGCCTGCAAATTTAGAGCATTTATCAATGCTATTCTTATTGGCTAATCCCTGTGCATTAATAGCATCAATACGAGATTTAAATTCAGATACATACGCCAATCTCATTACATCCTTAAGCATTTCGCTTGTTGATGTAAGCTGTGCAAAGAAATTCTGAGGAACTTGTGACATCTGTGTGTATAGTTTTTCAAGTTTTTCTTTTTGTTCGGTGATAACACCATGTGATGCTACGCTATCACCAAGCTCTTTAATAGCCGCTTGATTATTCTGTATCGTAGCTTTAATCGTTGACAATACATGTTTCTGTGACGTGCGCTCATCATAGAATTTCTTATAGAACAACGGTATAGTAGAACTTGTCATGCCATAGAACTCATTAAGTTCTTCTGGTTTTAGTTTATATGATGATAGATCAATGGCCGCATCGCCAGAGAAATAATTAAATAGTATCTTCTCTTGGACTTCTGGTGACATTAAAAAGAAATTGTAATTATCACAGAGCATTGTTAATACATATTTATTAAAGCCTTCTGCCTCTAATGCGTCAATATCTTTTTTACGCGACACTGCTTTCTTAATGCCATCATATGTTATTGAAGCCGGCTCAAGTTTACGAGCTATTTTATGTTCGCCTTTATAATCGATTACTGATGATATCTCTGCTTTACCAAGTTCAATTGTTGATATTAAGTCTTTCTTATCACGGTCTGAGCAATCGCCAGTTAAAGAGAACTGTATTGAGTTCTTTAATGTAGATTTTCCTGCTCTATTGGGGCCAGTGATTATATTAACTTTATCCGACAAATCAAATGAAACATCTTTAAATTTACCTATTGATTTCAGTGATATATTTTTTATCATGATTGCTCCTTTACTTACTTTAATCTCATTTCCATAATTTGGCCAAGAGACAGAGGTTTAAAATTATTTACATCAACTCCAACATTGAATCTATTTTTTTTGTATGTCGGGTGAAATAAATCTACAAGATTATGTGTATGGCCATGTAAATGAATGCTGCCACGATGTGATTTGTTCCAGGTTTCTAACGGATAATGAAACATTATAATTGGGATACCACAATGATTTATTTCAAAATAATTTTCGATACGTATAAATCTATGAGCCAATGAAATACAATTTCTATCATGATTTCCTTTTATAAGTATCTTCCGCCCTGTTAGTTTATTCAACGCTTCTTCTGTAAATTGAGGATGTGCAAAAGATAAATCTCCCAAGATATATACAATATCAGATTTATTTTTGACGACATCATTCCAATTATCTATTATCGCATCATTCATCTCAGATACTGTTTTAAATGGCCGATTGCAATATTTAATTATATTATTATGGAATAAATGCAAGTCGGCAGTAAAATATATCATATGCGCTCCTTTGTAAAAGCTTTGCATGATTTAGGTTTAAATTTATGATTCATGAGTATAGTGTAATACGATATTACTTTAGGTTCGCCTTTGGTATGATAATGACTGCAATAATGCCGCCCAAGTATATACCAAAAATTAGCACAATTTTTACAGCATGGATAATTTTTTAGAAAATCTTTTCTGTTCTGGCATATGCGCTCCTTAGATTAAGCGAGGGCCGAAGCCCCCGCTATATTGTATTATTTTATTAATTTGAATAGATAGTACACGCCAATTGTCATTATGCCACATAATATAATTCTAGTTATTTCACAAAAATATAAATATGTGATATAATTATTTCCTATTTCTAATATTACTTTGCATAATATATCCATATCAGTATCTCCTATTTAATTCCGCTACTTCCAAATCCTCCACTTGACCTATCTGTTTCAGACAAATCATTCGCTTCAACAAATTCAACCATAGGAACTTGTTTAAATACGATCTGTGCTATTCTATCGCCTATATTAATAACGAATGGTTTATTGCTACAGTTTTGCAATATAACGCCAATCTCGCCACGATAGCTTGAATCAACCGTCCCGACTCCATTATTGACAAATACCTGGTGTTTAGCCGCCAATCCACTTCTACTTCTTACTTGTGCTTCCCAACCTTCGGGCATTTCAACTGCAAGGCCAGTTGGCACAATTGCATTCTTGCCAGCCTCGATTGTTAAATTAGCAACTGACTTTAAATCAGCGCCGGCATCAGTAGAAAATGCTTTCGTAGGAATCTGAGCATTAGGATTTAACTTCTTAAACTTCATAGTTACTGGTTTTTGTGAGCAACAAGTCATTATTTCCCCCTTCAATTAATCTTTATAGTTGTTATTTATTACTTTGAAAGACCATCTATTTAAGCCTCTTGGTGGTTGCTCAGCGTTATTCTCATCTGATAGTCTTACAACTATTCCCTCAACACATTCTGTACCCATAAAATTTATTTTAGATACTTTGTCCAAGAAGAAGTCTTTTGTATGAATGTCTGCGTGAAATATATGTTCGTCGAGTATCGGCACAGATAATATTCCAGAGTATTCAGAAAAATCCAATATATCTTTTTTGGACATATATGTAGGAATATCTTTTTCGCTTATCTTCTGCATTGTAAATATATGAAATTGCTGCGCAGGAAATCTTAGTTTATTTCCCTGTATTGATGGCCCGCTAATTTCGCCCTGTATGGCAATTGAATGACCTTTATCAATACAGAATGATTTTAATTTATCTTTAATATTTTCTCGTTTAGCCATTAACGCATATATGCTTCCACCATCTTCAAGCATTTCCATATTACGAGAGCATATCCCGAATTTATCATTTTCAAGCAGATAATAATAGGTACAACTCGTTCCATCTATTTTTAATGATTCATACACCGTCTTGCCATCAAATTGACTCAATACGCTTGATATATTCTGTATCCGTTCTTCATCTGTTTTAATTATAAATGATGGAAATGTTCCTTTTGCGCTTCCGGCCATAGAAACATGTAAAGGCTTAGTATACTTTACAGCGCCGATATCACCTGATACATCAGCACCAATATCAGTATTACTTAAGTTATAATCATCAACCGAAAGAAGCAACCCCTGTGAGATATTTCCTAAAAACTTAGCTGTTTTAAGTCTAGTATATTTAACGCCGGTAACTGCTCTCTCATATTCAACTCCATATTCTTTGAATGCAGATGATTTTTCTAAAAAAGCATATTTAGGATGATAGGGCAATAATGTATCTATCTGCACATATATAGCCTTATCTCCTTCTTTAAATTTACCTTTTTCTGCCACACACTGCCATCCAAGAACTATGGCCAATTCAATGCTATTTGCGCCTTCAATTGAAATTATCTTATCAATTACCTGAATTGTTGCCTGATTCATAATCGCTCCTTTACTCTACAATGTGAGATAATTTATCTGGAACATATATTCTTATTATTGAGCCTTCCCATTTCTTATCAATAATTCTACATGAAGGCAACGTAGTGGCGATTAGTTTATCATCTTCTAATATGCCAACATGCTGCATGGCATCATTCGGCGCCTCGTATAAGTTAGTGATATCGCCCATGATCTTATTGCCATAGTGAAACTCATATGCCACGAAGCATGCCTTGATGGGGAACTCAATATCATTGCGATATTTCATTCTTTGCATCTCAAGTGTTTTATGAACATCTTTAATGTTTGCTTCGTAGTTTTTATTCTTAAGAACTATTGGCCTATTTGTTTTTGGATTAACAAATATTTGTTTATTATTTTTAAGGATTAAAGGTCTGCCATCGATTTTAAACTCTAATACCTTGAATGTTGTATTGCCATTAATGCCGAACTTCTGAAAGATATCACAGCAAGCGTCATTGAGGCAAGAACTATTTTTTATCTCCAAAAGTCACCTCATCTTTTATGTTTACAAATAAACATCCACAATCTAAACATCCTGCTTCTGCGCCAATCTTTTCAAACTCTTTCTTGCGGCGTTCATTCCTGTTTAAGAAGCGATAATGCTCATGCTTACACTCTTTCTGCGCTTTAGACTTGGGATACGGAGCCAATTTGTTAATGTCCTTTTTAATCACTGTTTTACCACCATCCTTCGTTTTTATCGTTAACGGGAGTGCTATCGCTTTCCTTGCTATTTCCTTGAACTTCTTCATTTACTACCCCTTCTTCTGCCTTCTTTATTTCTTTTTTAGGCGGTTCATATTCACCTTTGGTTATTTCCATTATTAATCTATAGTTGACGCATTCGCCATCTTCTTTCATACATTTTCGCTTAAAACCGCAGAATGAATGCGCCATTTCTAATGGAGTGGCGCTTATGGCTTTCTTCTCTATCCCATCTACTGCCATGCATATTTTATATAATGCTGTATTAATATCGCTTCCGTCAATATCTTTAAGATAATACTCAATTGCTATATTTTTCTGTTTAAGTAATACTGCATATGCAACTTTAAACTTATAATCATAGCCATTATCTTTCAGTATATCTTTAAGAGCATAAGCATATAAAGGCAGTTGCAGAGCCGTTTTGAGTTTATCTTCGGTATACCTTCTTCCTGCTGTTTTATGGTCAAGTATAATTATATCGCCAGCTTTATTACGAACAACAGCGTCAGGCCATATTTGTAAATAATGGCTATCAATGTATTTGCGTGTTGATGGGTCTTCAATCGGAACACCAACGCCAAATTCTTGTGCCGGCATCATATTGCCGTCATTTCCTTTAATCGAAAGCAATTCAAATTCCTGTTCGACCAACCATTTAAGTATAACTGGAATAGAACCAAAACTCATTTTTTTAATATCTTCATATTCTTTGCTATCAAGGTTATGATTCTCGAACTCTTTAGCGAATGCTTTATGCCATTCTGGAATTAATACTTTGTCGATATACTCCTGATTAACTGTCTTATAGAAGTTTTTATCGTTATAAGCATCAAGTAATATCTTTTCACAGATCGTATGATGAACCTGACCGAATGCAAGGTTATCGCTCCAAGGCTCTTTTTCTTTAAGAATATATTTAAGCGCCCATTTAAGTGAACACATGCTATAGCATTCCACTTTGGAATTGCTTACATGCTCCATTCCATCTTTGTACCATTCTTCTTTCTTAGGCATTATTATTTTTGTAAAATCGCGGTCTCCCATAAATCACCCCTTAATCCTTCATAAAATCAGCCGGCATGCCCTGTGCTTTAAACATTCGCTTAGCAGACATTCCGTCTTTGTCAACTTTAAATCCTTTTAACTTACATCCGTTGCCTATCATGGCATTGATATTTCCATATATTGTAACTTCATATCCCTGGAATCGACCGAAGTTATCCACGGCATCCACTCTTATCTTATCGAAAGCATATTTGCTAAGGTACTGTATGTCTTCGCATGAAAAGAAGAAATACGATGATTTGCATTCCATTAGAAAAGCTCCTTATATTTTTCTCTTATATTAGATATAATTGCATCTTTTGTTGAACTAGACTCTATTATAGATAATAGCTCTTTAATAGATAGTTTAACATTAGCTTGCATAAAATCCAATAGTTCTTGAGAGTTTTTATCTACCATATTATATAATTTTTTAAACATTATTTCAACTAAATCTTTTATTTCTGCCTGAGCATGATTCGATGACCGTTGCTCATAAATATGGAAGAACTCCCTTAGATTAACGACCATTCTAAATCTTGTTGGCGTGGCATTAGGTAGAACGCAACGTGCATCCTCTGGTTTAATTCCTTGTGAAATAAGCCCACGATATAATACATTTATAACATCTTCAAATGTATTATCATATATAACCATTTCTCTCTCTGGATTGCATATATCTCTTATTGACGGTGGAATTATTAATTTAATATCTTCTTTATAATTAACATACCGTTGGCTCTCAACTGAAAACGAAGCATGGCGATAACGTGTTATCTGGGCCAATAGCGACCTCGAAACATCTTCAACAAGAAAATCTATATTAATACTTTCGAACGGTGTCTGATGCCCATCTTTCCACAACTGCTTGCACCTATTTAAATCCTGGTCGGCTGTTGATTCTTTCTCATCACGACGATAACACACTCTCGCAAACTCGGCAATGTATTTAGTTAAATTATCTGTTGTAATGCTCTTGATGACTACTTCCATTGTAATCCCTCCTTATGGAATAACATTATAATATGGTCTCATATACCCATCTATTTCACTACGTAATTCTTTAAATTTAATAAAATCTATTTCTTTTGCTTTAATATATAAAGCCATCGCTGATATTGCTATATTAAGTTTATAAAGCCTAATAAATATGGCTTTATCATATTTTATACGCTTTTTTCGACCAACTCCATCGCGTTTAATATTCTCAAATAAATATTCTATATTAGAATATACGTCTTTAAGAAACTCTTCACTTGCTTCTTCTGAAAATTGTTTAAATAAATTTTCTTTTATTTCCATATCTCCTCCGCTAATTTATAGTCCATTATATTAAACCCCTTGACCAGTGTTTTATCTCTTCCGATATATTCATTCACTTTCATCTGGAATATAAATTTACTCCCTATCGTTAGTTTATCTGCGTTAAACTTATTATCCCAGCATGTGGCATAGAATCCATATGTCATTGTTTTAGGCTGTACTCGCAATGAATACATGTTGTTGCCATTCGCTGTTTTCTTTTCCTTTACATCTGTTACTTCACCATACATAAATACTATATCGTTATCCTTTAGTGCATCTTTCTGTCGATAGCTATGTATCGTTGTCCCAAGGATATAAGGCATATATTTAAAGTCAGGGTCACTTGGACTATATCCAAGGTATTCAATTTCATGTGCTATCTTTTCACGATCTGTAAAATCACTCATGTCCATTATCGGGAACTCATGAGCAGGACACATATCTAAAACAGGTCGCTTAGGTTCTTTGGCAGATGTTTTCTTTCCTTTAGCTGTTGCTATTTCTATTTTAGATTTGTAGTCGCGCATCTTTTTATTATACTCTGACCACTCTGCTTTAAGTTTATGATAACTGCTAACTGTTTCAAGTAACGAGCGACGATTAATTCCTTTAATTAATGTATCGCAAGCGCCAGATAATATCATCGCTTCATATTGAGACTTAGGCATATTAAACAATAAATCAATTAAATCGTTATCATTTTCCATCTTGGTTGATTTAGCTGCCATTTGATTTGACATATCCATTATTGTATTTAAGCCAAGATAGATTGATTTATTCTCTTTATCTCCATATGTTATAGCCGGCGAGAATCTTATGTTTGGCGCATGAATTGGTATCTTCATTCTCATACATTCATGGATGTAAGGAACAACTGCTTCACGCTTTCCATCATTGTTAGCATCTATAACAGCGGCCATAAATTCAATAGGATAATATCGTTTGTAATACGCGGTTGCATATGAATTGAATGAATATGCTACGGCATGAGATTTATTAAATAGATATTCGCAATTAGAGAAGTAAGCATCCCATATCTTTATTGCTATATCCTCTTTGCCAGTACGCTTAACATATCCGTCAATAAACTTCTGCCTCATCGTTGGTATTTTACTTTCCTGTTTCTTGGCGATAATCTTACGCAAGTCATCTGCTTCTTTAAGATTAAAGCCACACAAATCTTTCGCTATTGCCATCTGTTGCTCTTGATACGCTAACACATAATTAGTTTCATGAAGTATTGGTTTAAGCAGCGGGTCATCAAGAACTATTTCATGTTCTGCTTTTGTTCTGTTCCTCATGTATTGCTCAAGGAACATCTTAGCGCCAGGGCGACCAAGTGCAGTAAGAGCGCATATGTCTGCAAATGATTTAGGTTTAAACTCAAGACATAATCTCTGTAGTTCTTTGCCATAGTCGAATTGGAACACACCAGATGTTTGTCCGGTTGTGAATAGGTTAAGAACCTCTGGGTCATTCTTATCTAACATCTTCCATGAGTGCATCGTATGTTCTGGCTTATTAATGCTCTTGATTGCGTCATTAATTATGTCCACTGTTTTAAGGCCAAGTATATCAAGTTTCATAAAACCAGATCGGTCAAGCATTTTCATATCCCATTCTGTTGTTTGTGATATTGCTGACATAGCTTCATTTTTAGACTTATTTGTCATCGTTGGACATAAATTTTCTAAACTATCTGATGCTATAACGATGCCACAGGCATGAACTGATTTATTAGATACACACCCAACTATTGCCATACAATCACGTTTAATGTCCTCGGCATATGGGTTAGAATCTAATAGTTCATTGATTGCTTTAATGGTAAATAGTTCCTGCATCTCTTGTTTGACGGCAGATAAGTTGATTTCAGATTGTTCTATACTATCATCCTCTTCTTCTTCTATATGCCGACCATCCTTTAATGCTTCATTAACTTGTTCATATGTAACACCATAAAATTTACATACTGCTTTAAAAGTGGATTTAGGTCTAAAAAATGAAAAATTACAGATCATGGCCGTTTTGTCAGAACTATATTTTGATACCATATACTTTATTACTTTATGTCTGTTCTCAGAAGATATATCCAGGTCGATATCTGCGAGTTGATTCTTTCTGCCGGCATTATAAAACCTTTCCCACAGAAGGCTATATTCTAACGGGTCTACAGAATGTATATTCGCAAGATAGGCCACCATGGCCCCTCCTGCGCTGCCGCGGCCCGTGCCGAAGCCAATATTTTCGGATCGGCAATAGTTTAGGATGTCCCACACTATTAAAAGATAATCATAAATGTTTGCCTCTTCAATATCTTTTAATTCGTGCCGAACTCTATCGATATATTCTTGAGCATTGGGCTTATCGAGTATCCCTTTTTCTTTAATGCCAATATGACATAGGTATCTGAGAAACTTTAATGATAATGGTTGTGCTTTGTGCTCTGTATCTATTTCTAAGAAGTGGTTAAATTCTCTATCGCTGATTGCCGTCATATCATAGGTCATATTCAGTTTTGACCTATCTGGATAAATAGAGAATGTTTCAACTTTATCTGCCATTGCTTGCCCATTGTCTAATGCTTTCATTAATGCTATTACATGTGGCGCTTCTCCGCCCTCAACGCCTTTGCCTATTTCCTTGTGGTTTTCATCCCACAATTTATATAACTCATCTTCGGTCATAAGCCAGAAGTCATGGCTATCAAATGCGAACCTATATTTTTTCTTTGCTCCGGTTCCATCTTCTTCTCTATTCTCTGCCTCTGCATTCTTCTTCGGGTCAGCAATTGTGGCCCTCATATTAATGCCAAGAAGAGTTTCTTGTGCCTTCGCCTCAGATAAGTTCATATAATGTGTGTCTATGCCAATGATATAAGGTAATTCGTGTTCAATTGCTAATTTATAAATGCTATTATTAATTGTTTGTTGTGATGGAAGCGAATTAGGTTGCAATTCTAAATATAAATCATCTTTAAAGATTGATTTAAGTCGCTCTAAGTTATCAATAGCTAGGTCAGGTCGTGAGTTCATAATAGGCATCGCTAATGGCCCCGCAAAGCATGCTGTCGTGCATATTAATCCTTCGCTATGGTTTGCCAAATCATCGAATGATGTTAACGGAACATAATGGGAATTAATATGTGATGACTTAAATAGTTTAAGTAGATTATTCCAGCCTATTTTATTTTTGCATATCGTAATGATATGCATTTTTTCTTGTGGATTTGTGGTTAATTTAATTTCTGATTTTAAATAAAACTCGCATCCAATAAGAGGTTTAATATCGTTAGCGATACATTCATCGTAAAAATCAAGAGAGCCTCCTATTGAGCCATGATCTGTAATTGCCAATGCTTTATATCCGCGATCCTTGGCCGACTTAACTAAATCCTTGATACGAACAAGAGAATCCTTGGCGGAAAAGCATGTATGAACATGAGAATGTATCATGCTTGCTCCTTTATTTTACTGTTATTATTTTAGACATATCCCTCAATTTTTCAATAAAGCCTTTAAACTGTGTTGATGCGAATGGCAAGACATAGACGTTCTTCTCTAATGTGTCAAGAATATCTGTTTCTGATATTTCGAATAATATTCTTAATATATGCCCTATCTCAACTTCAGATAAAGAGTAGGTCTTTTTATCATATTTATTTTTAGCTTTTATTTTTATATAAGTATAGTCCATATCTTTTTTATCCCTTGATAATTTTACCTGAGATATTGAGTTCATTGATACATCAATTGACTCTCTATGGTTATATGTTGCCTCTTCGTCTTGTTTCATTATAATGTCCATACTTGCTCCTTCATCTGTTCAAATCTTTAATATTTTTTATAGTAACATTTCTTGAACTGTCTGAAAAAATGTGAGATAACGCCAGCCACAATGCAATCCACCACAAAGTATTTTGTATTGCACTAAGATTATTATTTATATTAACAAGAATTTCATTGGTTTCCATATTTGCTCCTTAAAAAAGTGACGGTTTTTCCTCTATTACTTTTTCTTTCTTTCTTGATACTTTGGCAACTTCTGGCTGTTGTGTTTTCTTCCATATTACATACTGTATCTTCGTCATTTCAAGTATGGCCGGTTCATCGTAACAGACGTTAAATATTTTATTACATCTTCTGCAATATACACAGACATTTACTTCGGATAAATCTGGAAACATTATTGCGCTTACTATACCAGATTCCACTGAATCCTGCCATGTATTTTGTTTGCACTTGGGACATAGAACTATATTTTTTTCTAACATCATTTGCTCCTTAAATAGAATAGAAGCGAGATCGCTCTCGCCTCTATCTCTTATTTAGTTATTCGATTGACTATACGCCCCAATGCTGATTATTATTGCCCTGCGGATATACGGGCGGCTGGGCCGAAGGAGGCGCCTGTTGCTGATACTGGCTCTGCGGAGCATACTGCTGCGGCTGAGGCTGCTGATACTGCTGAGGATTAAACTGCTGCTGACCCTGAACGGGAGGCTGTGCGGGAACTCTAGGATGCAGATAAGTTGCGGCATCATAATTAGTTCTCATATTGGGCATTATGATAGAAACCTGACCACTCTGATAGTTAGCAATTACCTGAGCTTCAAGATTCTTTTTGAAGTCTTCATTTGCTACGCCACCACGATAGTTGTTGTTCCATTTGCCTTCGGTAGTTTTCCACGGTGCATTAGCGATCTCAAACCATATGCCGCCATCTTTTTTAGTTTTCAATTCGCCTTTAAGATAGATAAGGTCGTTGAAAAGCATCATCACATTAATTTTGGTGCCGGCCTGTGTCTGTTTAACCTCGAAATTGCAAGCGGTAAGGATTAACTGTGGTTTCATCTGGTTGTTCATTTTATTCTCCTTCATTACTAAATTGTTTTTGATACGTTTTGAAATTATTTTGTTTTTGTTTAGAGTTCTGTAAATTAATCATAGATTCAATATAGATTATATCTTGCTGAATACACTCTTCAATAATGCCACTCATTGTATTATGTTTTAGCCATATGCTAAACTCTCTGCCGAACCTATCCTTTTTCAATCCAAACTTAAGATAACGATACATATTCGGATTATCTGTTTTTGGATTTACTACCTCTGGTGACCAGAGCATCATAACCTTATCGCTATTCTGCTCAATACCAGAGGCTCCTTTCAAATCTGCCAAGCCAGGTTCTCTTTGAACGATTGAGCCATCTGTTCTCATTTTGATATCATCTTTACGATGTAGATGACTAACTAAGAATATTGTTACTTTATATTTATTTGCTAATATTTTAAGTTCTGATGTAATCCAATCTATACGTTCGCGCTCTGATAACTTAGAGCCAGGCATCTTGATTAACTGTAATAAATCGATTACAAAGAATTTAAAACCCTTAGGAACCATTGCTCGTATTGCGTTTGTTATATCGGAATAGTTATATAAATCATCCCTTACAAATATTGGTGTTTTAGCCATTTGTATTGCTGACTGTTCTATTTCAAGGAATCTCTCATCTGGTATTTCTTTTCGTATGAGTTGGTCTGCTGTTATACATCCATTGAGATAGTGAACTATTCTGCGAGATAACATCTGCTCGATTGGCATTTCAAGTGAAAACATACAACACGGCACATTATACATTTGTGCGATATACTCAAGTATTTGCACGGCGATAAGCGTTTTGCCAACGCCTGTATCTGCAGCAAGTGTTATAAGTTGAGATAATGCAATGCCACGAGCTGTTATTAAATTATCAATTACTCTAATTCCTGTTTTATATATATCTTCCTTACGGTTGATATATGACATGAAATCGCCGGCATAAAGGCTATTGTCTTTAACTTCGTATTTGGCTAACCCCGTTAAGGCGATTGTATAAGCGTCATTAATATTACTTACAGCATCCGATAGTGATTTGCATGCTAATAACGATTGCGGTAGTTTCTTTGTAAAGAATCTATGCTTATAGTGCGATAGCAGTGCTTCTATTATTTTAGGAACATCTGATATTTTAAACACGCTACGTTTGACGTTGTAAATCGGATTATTAACAGTCTCTTCTACTATCGAATGCGTAATTTGCTGTTGCCCTCTTAATACAGCCTTTATTAACTTCCCAACTGCGCTATTGCTTATCATTTCATCCGGTATATTTGGCGCTATTGATTCTATTGATGTTGGATAATCTGATATTAAGCACAGTAAGTCAACTTCACTCTGTATTACGGGGTCGCCAGATAAGTCGATAGGACAATCAGCGATCTGAGAATTTATATCTGCTATATCTGGCATTTATCCCGTCCTTAGAACAAAACTTTAGGGTCACTGTTTACAGGCTGTGCATTCTGACGTTTTATAAAATCTGATGTTGCTCTTATATGTTCAACACCAAGATTTTTAAATATTACTTCAGTTATGCCAGTTGCCTGTGATATTAAAGATTTCTGCGCTTCCTGATTGTCAGATACGCCGATCTGTCCGAACAACGACATTAACTCGCTAATAGCCGATGACCTTTCTGATGCTACATTGGTTGGCATAGGTGCTGCGGGAGCGACAGGCTGTTGCATTACAGGGGGCTGCTGAACATACTGAGGCTGAACTGGCTGTGCATACTGCTGGGGCTGCGGCTGATATGTCGGCTGTTGATACGGCTGCTGCTGAAATGTATTCTGTGCATACTGAACTGGAGCCTGTTCAACTGCTCTTATGGGAGCGCCAGACACCCTCCACTGTTCGAATGCAGTTCCGATGCTTTCATCCATAATAAGCTGACCGCCAAACATACCAGTTCTATCCTTAGATGTAAAGCCATAATGGTCAAGGTTAATATCGAATACGGTAGTAAACTCATACTCAATGCCATCACGGATAATCGGGGCCATACCAACCTTACGAGGAACCTGTTTGCCCTTCTCATTGGTTTCCATGACGTAATCCTGTTTCGCTCTCATGGTACAGATTATCGTACATTTTGACTGGAGTATCGCATCAATCATTCTCTGGAATATCGGCGTTACCTGTTTCCATGCTGCATATGAGTTACTTGAATTTGAGTTGTTGACCTTATCGAGAGCGCCGCCCGTACCGTTCCATGAGTGAGAAAGGCTATCAAGTATTACAACCTGATAGTTTCCCTGTTCGGCACATTGAATTGCCTGTACATATCTTTCAGGTGCATACGGAGGGCCGAAAGGAATAACATCGAACTGACCTATCTTTTTCGATAAGCCTTTAATATCTGCGTTTGAATATAATTCGGATGAGCTGTTTTCTGTATCGATGACGAGTATTTTTGACCAGTCTTTCGTGATGCCATAAGCTATCATAAGCGCCGATAATGTTTTGCCTGAACCTGATGGACCAGATATTGCTATTTTAGGACATACCTGAGTTCTTTCCGCTTTTCTAATTTGGAAATTCATTTTATTCGCTCCTTAAATATTTAATTATTTTGTTTCGGGTATCTGATAAGCCATATCGTTCAATACATTGGCATGAGTTATATTAAACTCATTAAGCGCCTGGACGACTGCCTGTTGTTTACTTAACTGCATCGCTTTCGCAATTACGTCAAACCTTAAACATACCGCATTGCTTGTGTTATCATCTTCCGGTATCTTAATATTTACTTGCACTTTGCTCTCCTCCTGCTCATTGATTTCCTCCATTAATCATATTTTAGCATAGATGTTTCTAAATGTCAAGAACTTTCTTATTATTTTTTTAACTTCTCCTTCCAAATAGACTATCCATAATAACAACTATAGCCAATAACAGCATTCCAATCAAGAAGCACCTCCTAGTCTACAAAGTTTAATAACATATCGGTTATATCCTCCTTTAAATTATATAATGCCGATCTGTTATTATCTTCTAATTTATCATATATCCATTTCCACACTTCTTTCATCTTTCCTTTATTTATTCTATGATTCTTTTTTGATTTACATGCATTACATTCATTTCCTATCTTGGTCCCATTTGTTGGAAATGTCTGGTTACATATAGCACATCGATAATATTTTTGTTTAGATTCTTTTTGATAAATATATCTACGCTCAATGCCAAATCTTTTCTTATAACATTTATTACATAGGTTATAATTATCTTCATGCGTTTCTTTATGATCTTTAACTAACTGGCGCTGACAATCGGTGCGTCTAGTCATTCCTCGCCCCTATCTCAATGCTTTTATTTTTCGCAACAATCTTTCTATAAATGTTTTTGGCTTTATTATATATTGTTTAGGGTTATGAAACCAGTAATCTAAGCCTATTTTTTGACATTCTGTACAAAACCATGAACTTGTTTTGCTTTGCTCGATTTGTTCTGCCGTCATGTCGATTATTTTTCCAAGAGGCGCAAAATTAGACGCGCAGCAACAAAGTAAAAGTTCGCCTTTGGTGTTTATCGCCAAAATTTTTGATTGTGGGCATTTGTAGTCCACGGGGCGTTGCTTAACAAGCTCCTCAATGTAGTCAAGAAATGGGCCTGTTACATCTTTTGATTTTAAATCGGCGCCAGTTAAAAAATCATACGCCATAACGAAGTCATTGAAATAGGCGTAAGTAGGCGAAAATACATAGCCTCTTTTCTTGGCCCACTCTGCCGCCGGCTCAATCTCATCTAAATTAAACTGATAAACATGATACGAGATTTGCACATAACCGTTAAAGCCAAATCCGCGACAAGTTGTAACTATCTTTTCAATGTTTTTGATGACCTTTTCAAAATCAAAATCATGCACACGGTCATAAGACTTTTGTGAAAATCCAGGCAAAGAGAAAACTATCCCTTGTAATAACTTCATTGCCCCGATCTGGCTTTCAAAAAGTTTCAAAGGCATTGAGCCATTTGTACTTATTATAAAAGGCGTTTGATTGTCGCTTAAGCTCTCACAAATATTACCGAAATAAGGGCTAGTCATAGGTTCTGCCCAGTTATAAAGGTGGATGACGGTTTTATTGTCTATTACTTTTTGTGCTTTTAGATGTTCGATAATTTCATTTAATCGGTTACTCGGCATTGAAATCTGTTGTTCTTTTTTTGCTATTGCCAGTAGAGCACCACGGGCATTGGGCATTACAAAAATTAGTAATATCTATGTTTATTTGCCTATACATCTTTCACTCGCTTTCTCTGCGCCAAAATATGGCATTTAATTTTATTTAAACAACATCCTGTTTCCTTGGCCTCATTTTGAGCTTTGCCCTCTTCGCTGAAAGCGGTTATCAAGTCGCCATCGGTATCTGTAAGCACATAAATATCCAATTCGTTTGTATTTGTCGGCCTTTGTTCAATCTCGGCCTTGAGTTCTTCCTTCTCTTTTTGCAAAATATCAACCTCGTCAATAAGAGCATCGATGTATTCATCTTCGCTGATATATCTTATTGGCTCGCTTTTTAGTTTATCAAGCTCGGCCTTGAGGCGGGCGATTTCGTCTTTGTACTCCGCTATTCTTTTACCTTTGCGTAAAACAGCATCAGTTAACTTTTCAATATCCGAGGCCATGCGCTCGGCGGCTTCATTTATTTCATGTATTACATCGTTATATTCCCCATTTGACGGCTCCCATATATATTTATTTTTATCTTTTATTATAGCAAGATTTTTGTTCATATTTCCTCACTGTCCTTCATTATCTTTACAAGTGCTTCTTTATAATCAATACTATCGCCATTGACAAAATATTTCTCTTTATCTATTAACTCTTGAATGCTATCTCTTATAAATTCTAACTGTTCAATCTTTTCTTCTTTCTTCCAATACTTAAACATTTCTGTGGCTTCTTTTTCTATTTGTGACTCAAGTATATCTATCACATCATCTTCGTTCTCTTCAACTATATTTTTAAGATTAAGCCTATTACCACACTCCGGGCATTCTACTATGTTATATTTCATAATGATTTACTCTCCTTCTGCATATTTCATAAACATCGTTTAGTTTCCAATCTTTTTTCGGCAACTGTATTTTATACTTCATGCCATGATCTAATTTAAATAAAGATTTCAAATCATAAGTGTTGCTCGCTACTCTTATAAATGTTGAGTTCTCAACGATAGCTATCTTATATCCATAGTTATAACATCTACTAAATATATATGTTAAGTCTGCATTGCAAACATTATCAGAGTTAAAAACAATAACATCAGTATTATTGACATCGCTAATTAATAATACGTCCTGGCCGCTTGTTATCTTTCTATTAGCAGGCGCTATTACCTCATCATATTTATCCACTATTGCCATAAGTTCTTTATAAATCTTGCCTTTAGCGAAATTAGCCTTAGCTAAGTTAACCATAAGTTCAAGTAACTGTATCGATGTGCCATTAAGCCTTGATATATATACTGCCTTATGAAAGTTAGTTGCTAACTGGTCGCTATAGAATGAAGCTGTATCGCATTTAATAGCAATATCAGTTAATCTATATTTCTGCTTATCGTTAAGAAAATTACCAGCACATAATAACGCTGCCGATATGATCCCATCTGCATCTGTACCGAAGCATACAAGATTACGAGATAGCTTTTCAAACTTCATATCCTTAATGATTTCAGCACAGCTTCTTGTATCTCTTAGCACTAAATTATTAGATGCATTATATTTAATAACTGCCTCAGCGCTCCAATTCTCGAAATGATGGTCAACCCATAATATATTCTGACTGGAACGCATATACTTATCGATTATGCCATATGTTGCTTGCGGGTCATGAAAATCTGGCCCAACGTCCAGAACATATATATCCGTGAACCTATTATTAACTCTATCGTTTAGTATCTTGCGTATTGTCCCGTTGCATACAGGCATTAGAACAATGTGTGTGTCAACCTCCCATGATTTATTTTTTAATTTCATCTTTATTTTTCTCCTCTTTATTCGAAAATGCAGCAGGGCATAGATCTCTCATCTTATTATATAACGCTCTTGAAATCATTATATCAGTGTCCTTTAGTCTAGGCATTTGTTTTATATCAATAACTATTAATCTATAGCCGGCTAATGCGCTAATCAATGGGAATATAGGCATATCTTCTTTATTCATCATTCGGCTCCTTATCTTTTAAGTCTATTCCAATTTCAATAATTTCAGCGTCTCGATTATCTTTAAGACTATCGTCTGCTTTGCTAAGTATTTCCTTACTGTGTTTCTCATAATATCCATTCACCTTTCTCTTATATTCACGCTGTTGTACCTTATATTCTTCTGGATGATCTTTCTTCCATTTGGCTGATGTCTTTTTAGAGGCACCTGGAGTTTTTTTCTGATAATCTAATGCAGATTTGATATGGTCTTTTGCATACTGTTCTATATAAGTTTCTAATTGATTGCACAGATCGTCTTTGGTAAGTGCCTCGTGTGTCCTATATTCTTGTATAATGCTTCTGATGTCTTTTATTAATCCCATGATTACTCCTTATTTATTATTAACTTATATCCATTAGTAGTATAAATAGCGGTCCAGCCTTGTTCGATGATATAATCCTTTACAATATTTGCAATTTGTTCTTCGGAGTCGGCGCGACCCATAATATTATTTAATGCTTTCCCAGAATTATCCGATGATGGAACAAGTTTAATTGTTAATAACTTCGCTATTCTTTTTGGTGTTTCATGTGATAATATCCATTCTGTATATTCTGGCGCAATTTTGTGTAATGCCCATGCTTTATAATGATATGGTGCTTTCTCATAAGTCGCATAAAATGATAACCATGATTTACGATATTTTCTCATTAATTTTCTACACCATATTATACCATCAAAACAAGCACCTGCCTGTTCTAATATTGCGTTGGTTAATATTAATTTATTTTTCATTTTATTTCTCCTTATTCTTTTTTTTACTTACACATTTTGCTAACATATCATTAGCCCATTTTATCTCTTCATTGAGAATCTCTATTCTTTTATAATATTGACTTGTTGTTTTTTCATGTTCAGATTCTTGAATAGATATAAGTTGCTTTGTTTTGTCTTTTATTTTTTTTATATCATCCTTTATTCGTAATGGATTTTCTAATATCTCTCTACGAAAATGTAAACAGTTTGCTTTTATTTTATTGATACAATCCAATAAAGAATCACCTAATTCTATGCAATCATTGCAGTATTGATAATATTCTTCGTTGCCTTCTTTATAATTTATGATATAATCAAAATTACTATAGCATATAAATCCGAATGAATCTTCTTTTATATTATACACTATCTCGGCATATTGGCTAATACCATAAATTATTTTGCCGACATCAACAAAAAACTCATCAAAATCATGGTCTTGTTTCATTATCATCTTATTTACTCCTTCCCATCTCGCTCTACTTGTACTTGAAATATCAACTTTCTTTCGCTATCATTCGCTGTTACCCATATAGATGAAAAATCTGTTATATCTACCAATACTTCTGCTGCCTTAGATATATCTACGCATTGTTGGGTTAGGCCACTTTTTACTTTTAAAGTCAATTTATGCATAAATACCTCTTTTCTGTCTCTTATAATCATTAACTCTACACTGTAATCTCACCAATGCCTGTTCGAGCGTTTTCATCGATATTTTTCTTTTGCCTTTTGTTATTAATACCCTTGGATATGTTTCGCAATATAATATAGAATTACTTACATCATTCAGATCAAGAAATATCAGTTCATAGTTGCCTTCAAAAAAATCAAAATCTAACAATGGGCTGTTGCCTTCTCTTTCGTTTGCTTCTTTTAATAAATTTTGTTTCATTTCGTTTGTTATAACTAAGGTATCTATTCTCATTTTTTATCGCTCCTTTTATTTTAATAATTCAATTTTTCTAACACAATAAACTCGTGTTATTCCATCAAGATTTGTTACTTTAACCTCAAGTCCCCATATTTGTGGTTCCATACATTCTACTGATTTGGTGCTTTCGTCGGTATAAATAATACCTCCATCACAAAGAATTAGTTTTAATTTTAGAGAAAATGTATTCATATTAATTCCCCCTCAAGTTCTGGTTCTTGGGGATGCAATATTTTATTTAATTCTTCGTCATCGATATTAATATCTACAATATTTAAATAGTCAAAACTACTATCCTCTCTATATTCAAAAATTTTATCATATAAAAGATCAGAATTAGCATCAAATGCATACTCGTCTTGCACTTCCAATGCTTCTGGCGCATATTGGTCATCATACATACAATGCCTTCGACCAAATAAAACTTTAATTTTCATTCTATTTCCTCCTGTATGTTTTTCTTATAGTCTAATAATGCAATACTTAACTTCGATCCTTTTTTATTATCTCGTATTATTATATCGAGTTCCATTATTGTCTTTTCCCTTGCCCAGGTATATCCCTTTTGGAAACCATGTCCATATTCTGTTATCCCAGTAATGATAAAATTCTTCATTCTCTCTACACCTCATATTTACCCGTTCCTCTGCATGCACCGCATTTTATGTGTCTTCCCCATCTATCTAAATTATCATACCAACCCGAACCATTACAAGCACAACATCTTTCTTCAACAATTTCTGTATTTAAAATATATTCTTTAACGCTAAATACATCCTCTTTGCCGCATTCTTCCAGTCTTTTTAAATTTAATTCTAATGTCCTGTTTTCTGCCAATATTTTAGATTTAAATAATTCAATAACTTCTTCGTATGAATATGTGTAATTATCTGAAAAACTTTCCGTTACAGCATAAATTTTCATTTTAAATGTTCCTTTTTATTCTTTTTGTCAAAATATGAAGGGCTTATTTCTTTAATCGCAGCAACAAGTCCATCAAGTTTACATTTGTCGCATAATATTGATTGATCTGGAGGATAATCACAAGAATCAACACTATATATTTTTACCATAAATCTTCTAACGGTATCTGCATATTCTCCATCAATTGTCCTTATAGCCCTAAGATTGTCTAAGTTCGGGGTAACCAACATAACGTCTATTTCTTTATCACACCTTGAACAAATTATTCGATACTTAGTTTCTGTAATTATTCCCATATTTATTCTCCTTTTTTTATTTCTACCAACATCCATTACTCTGTATTTGTATTTCAAAGATTAATTTTTTGTTACTATCGTTTGTAGTTATAATTATGTCGTTTAAGTCTTTAATGTTTACAATTATCTCGCCTGCCTTAGAAACGTCTATAGACTGTTGGTTTTGTTCGCCTATTATTGTTAAAATCATTCATGCCTCCTTATTTTATTTCGGTCCCGCCCTTAGATACATTTCTTTATCAAATTCTTCATTCAACTCCTTTACTTTAAAATTATCAAATACCACAGGAAACATTGCCTTACCTTGTGTTATAAAGAAGAACTCTTCGCCTGTATCTTGATTATAAAACATACATTTGACATCATCATCGATTACATATGTTTTTTTAGCCGCCTCTATACCAAGGTTATTAACAATAGATTTGCACGATAACGTCGATACTGTTACTGTGCAATTTAATAGTTTACGCGCTATTGCTTCTGCTTGTTTAAGCGTTTGTTCGTTATATTCTGGCATAACATAGTAGCTGATTTCGTTATGCCCTATAAACTGCTGTGCTAATTCCTTTGATGTTTCAGCGAAAGATGTAGGTACATCTTCAATAAATACCTTTTGAATTAATCCAAGTTGACCAAGCAGATTAAACAATCTATTCGCTGTGCCTTTATCTTTGCCTATGATTGAACCGAAGTATCTATTCGACAAGAATGTAAGTGCTTTTCCTTTATAATATAATTCCACTGGCTGTGATTTATCGATCTGATATTTAATAAGATCGTGTATTGTGCTTTTGTTCTTCTTAAGTAATTTATTAATAGCAGGATAATCAGCGCCATTTAAATCAAACCATGTGTTCTGATCGCCTATAAGTTTATTTATCTCGCGATAATACTCTTCATTGCCTGTAAATATTTTAACCACAGAGCATAACTGCTTAACAAAATCAGATACGCTCACATTACATAACTTGCAAATCATCTGTATGTTATTTAAGGATTTACCATGCATAGAGCAATTGCTGCTATGGCAATAAAACAACCAACTATTATCAAAGCCGCGATAAACAACTGCGCTCTCCTTTCTATCTTCATGGAAGATACACTTAACCGACTTAGACGCACCCAAGTCAAACATATTATTCATATCAAGACTATTAATATATAAAAATAAATCTTGATTACTCTTAAACATATACTTATCTCTTATCTTATTATATTCTATATCTTCTATTATATTATCTTGTATATAAGATATATATGTAGATATAGATATAGGAGAGGGGGAGATAGGGGTATTACTTTCATTATTATTGTTGGTTTTTTTTAAAGGCTCATTTTTACTGCTATTTTCAGAGGGGATAAATCTTGAGGTTAAAGATTCGAAGATTTCATCTTTAATCATAGGTTGGTTGTTAAAGTTAACCAATGTAACTTCAACTGGATTGTTAATGTCTTTATTATGGAAAGACCCAGGCAAACGTATTGGATGATTAGGCGTTGATACAGCCCTATCTAAAATTAAGCCGGTGTCGAATCGGATTATATTCGCAATGGCACCCCAAACGTCCTTGTATGAAGTTTTAGATAGGTCTGTAACTTGAATATATCCATGCGGGCCTCCGACCGAATTAACTATGCAGTTAAATCTGATCGGACATGAATTAGAAGATGCGTATTTGATAAGCACATTGGATATGTCAACGCCCGATTTGTAGGTGGGATTATCTTTAAGATCGATATCGAAGAATAGATTAGAATAATCTAAGATATCGTTTTGTTTGCGTGATGTTGTTTTGTTCGGAATAAGATAAATGCCCTCGCCATTTGACTGAGCCTTATCCATACGAAGAAAAAGAGAATCAGATAGCGGTTCAGCCCAAGCGCCAGTGATGTTTGAGCCAATTCCATGCTGAAACTGAATCCGGAATTCGGATAAATTTATTTTATTTATGAAATTTTTTATTGATTCCCTATTGACATGCAATGGGATTTGTGTTAAGATAATCATTGTAACTTTACCAATGGCGCTCTAAAGACCGTAAATCTTTAGGGCGTTTTTTTTCCTTTCTCTTAAATGTCAAAAAACATAAATTTATTTTAACATATTTTTGGGTTGATGTCAAGAGATTTCCTGGATCGGTTGAGGGCTTGGACTAACCCCTCCCGTCCTTCAAGGCAACCTGAATCTCTTCTTCATAATCAGAAGAATCTTTAACGCATTCTATGCTCCCTGATTCGCCAGTTACGTAATTATCGTAATAAATTGAGCCATCTTCAAGCCCCCATATTTCGGTATCAGGGCTTAATTTTCTTAGCTGTTTAATTAAGCTGGCCACTGTTCTATTGTTCATGTTCTCTCCTTATATTTTCTAAAGATACATAGATGTCCTTCCTCTGATATTTCAATACGGTCTATTTCTATATCGTATCCTTCTTGCACTAAGGACTGATTTAAAATTTTATGTAAATTGTCCTTATATATAAACAATGTGTCCGATGGCATTGTGTCTATTGATTTAAGTGGCTTTTCGATATATTTATTTTGCCACATGACTCCATCTTCATCTGGGCCTTCATCCCAATCTTTAAACATTCTCATATTATTTCCTCGCTATATTACTTCCAAATCCATAATTAGGATACTGTCTGATGTTATGTATGTATGCTATCTTCTCCACATGAACATACTTAGGCAATTGATATGTCTGTTGCTTGTATAAACATGCTACGTCGATTCTGGCGCCCTTTATAGCACGGCCAACATCACATGCTACGAATATAATATCAGGAAACTCTTTAATTCGTAATACCGTCCCTGACTTGATAATTTTTGGATCGGTGGCGATAGATACATAACTGCCAAACATATAGTTTTGAAGGGGGCGCAATAGATTCCCGTATCTATCTTTACGCCCGCCTTCCATCTTTAATTCTGCCTTTGTTTTTATTCCTTCGATATAATATCCCGTTGCCCTTAACTTAATCTCATTTGATGCATAAGAAAATGTGCTGCAAAACGTGCTAAGAAAAAGTGCTACTACAATAATAACTACTTTCTTCAAACTATTACCTCACTTTGCATTAAATTGACAGGCTAAGAGATATTATATCATACTTTTATGAATATGTCAAGTATTTTATTTTAGTGCATCTCGAAGATTACAGATGAGCCATTCAGTGCTTCAAAGCAAAAGCCACATGTAGAACAGTTGCCTTCGCATTTAAAGCCTTCATATTTATCAGTATCACCTTTATTCACTGTTCTCGCTGTTGATAGTCTATGTATATTTGGTATTCTATTATCCAGCCATATGCTGAAGAATATATTAAGATTAGGTGGAAGTGTCTGTTCCTTTAAATAAAAGTTTACAATACCATACATTTTTGTAAAGCATAGAAATTTAGTATTAGGGTATTCTTCTGCTATTTGAACCATATCGTTAAAGTATTCTTGATTTAATATATCGCCAGATACATGCCACCTAAAATAGTTAGGACTCTTTTTGCTTACATATTCTTTTATTTCCTTAAAATATTTATAATGATTTGTCGTTACCATTATATAGTTATTATCGTAAGCTGCTTTAGTTTGTTTATATTGTCTATATGCTTGATTCGCATAGCATTTAGACGCACAATCTTTGCAATTGCCACATGATTTGATAGGTGGCAATGATACGCTTGGTATCTTGCCCATTTTAGTATTACCGATTGATATTTTTACTTTCATTATTTACTT